CATCCTCGGTGTCGAGGAACGGCCTGCTGAACTCAAGGTTCTGGTTTGTGTTCGCGACCCACAGGCCAGCCTGAACAGGGTAGATGTGCAGGTCCTCGCGGGGCAGGAAGTACGCCCACACGAGAGGACGACCGCTGTTGGGGTCACAAAGCCGGACAGCATCGCCACGGATGATGCGAGGACGGACGGACGCACGGAGCACGACGAACCTGTCGCCTGCGTGCGCCACGCCCATGTCCTCGGTCGACGAGTAGTACGACCAGTTGATCTCTGTTGCGTTGAGCCGCAGAGCCCGGTTGAGAGCTCGCGTCACCGACTGGTACTTGTCCAGCTCAGGGACGTACTGAAGGTCCATGCCTTCTAGTGCGCCCATGACTTCGGCGACAGCGTCGTCGAGCGTGACGGCGAGATTCTCGTTGGGCATTATCCACGGCCCCTCAGCGTTGCACCCTCAGCGGCCTGAGGGGCGTTGATCGTTGTCGTACCTGCGCGGTTCGTAGAGGCGAGGTCAGTCTTCTTCGGCTCCTTGCGACCCTGGAAGTTCTTGAAGAACTCGTCGTCCTTGGTCTCGGTCTCGTAAGACTTGCCCGCGAACTTGGACGCTTCCTGAACCGGGTCCTTGCCGCCGAAGTTCGCATTGAACGCCGTCGAGTAGTCACTGTCGGTGTTCGTGTTCTGCGCGGCAGTGCGCTGGGCGTTGGTCCAGACGTCCATGTAGTTCTTGTAGTAGTCGTTGGTGACCTGTGAGTTGGCCTCCTGCAGCTGCTGCCAGGCCGAACGACGGCTGGTCTCTGCTTGCGTGTTCGCGCCAGTGATCTGGCTTCCGATCTGCCGGTCAGTGTCGAAGAACGAGCGAGCGATGTCCATCTGGTTCGCGTCGAAGTTCTGGAACACCGTGAGCAGGGAACGCAGAGCGTCGGTCTCACCGCCGCCCTGCGACAGCACCTGCATCAGGTTGCCCATACGCTCGCGCGCACGGTTCGTCACGTTGGCGGCGGACTTGCTGACCTCGTCCTGCTCGTTGGTCGTGCTAGTCTTGTCGTAGTCCGCGACAGCCGACGCGTAGTTTGACAGGATGCCAGTGAGCGTGTCGTCGTAGGCGCGCTGGTTGTTGGCCAGACCGGTGTCGCGGCCCTGGGCGTAGCCTTCGAGAGACTTCATCAGGGCATCGATGATGCCCTGGGTTGCAGTGTTCTCCTTGGCCGACTGTGCCTTGCCTGCGGCCTTTGCCTTGTTGTCGGCTGCTGCTGCGTTTGCTGCAGCGACCTGCTGAGGCGTCGGACCGGACGAGGCACGAGCCACGGGCGGCGAGTTGAGTCCGCTACCACTGCTAACCGATGCCGGAGGAGTTGGAATCGTGGGAGGCAGAAGTGGCGGGTGCCACGTCTGGTCCTTGGCAGGTGCGAACGGATTGGTGAACGAGGCCATGGCTTATCCCTTCAGCCAGTACTTTGAGAACTGCTCGAACGGCATCAGGTTGTCTCCGCTGAGATTGCCGTACTGCTCCTTGAAGAAGTCGGCAACGTCGCTCTCCGGGAGACCGCTCGTTGCAGACTGGAGTGCCTGAGTGAACTGTGCGTTCTTCTCAGGGTCGGTTGTGATGGTGTTCCAGACACCCTGGTCGGCCATACCGACGAGCATGTCGCTCAGTGCGGCGCGCTTGTCTTCCGGGATGCGCTGAGCCGCGTTGAGCGGGACGCCGCCGAACCGGCTGACCTCGGGCGAGAACGTGCCAGTCGACTTGAGCGCATCCAGGATCGATGCACCCTTCTCGAGCGCGGCCTGGTAGGTCTGGTTCTTGTCACCGAAGGCCTGGGGCGCGGTGGCGAGACCGTGGAGCAGGTCGGTGCGAGCGCCCTGGTCTGTGGACTTGATCTGGTCCAGAGTCGAAGCTGCGCTTCCGTTGAGGAACAGGTCGAGATCGCTCTTGTCGTTCTTGTAGCCAAGCTCTCCGAGCACCTTTACGGTGTTGGGAGCGTAGATGTCGGAGCCGCCCTCCTTGCCGAAGATTGCGTCGATCGAGTCGAGGTAGGACGCGTCGTCCTTCTGGTCGGCGGTCTTCTGATGCAGAGCCTTGTCGGCCTGGGTCGCGTTGTAGAGCGCGGCATTGGCGACGACAGCCTGCTGCTGATCACGCGACAAGCTGTTCCACTCGTCCATGCTGAGCTCGCGCGTACCGACCGGAGTGACCGGGCCGTTGAGCGAGTCCGCGTACTTCTCACGCGGCGTGCGTGCGGCCTGGCTGACCTGCGACTGAGGGTCGGAGAAGCCGAGAGCACGAAGACCCTCGTCTGTGTAGCCGGTCATGCCGATAGACCGAGCGCGCTGCTGGTTCTGAAAGTCCTGCTGTTTGCGCTCGTCCGACTGCTTCTGCAGGTTGCCGAAGTAGTCTCCGACACCCTGCCAGAAGTCGCGGGGCTTGTCCTGCTTCGGAGCAGGGAGCTGGTTGTTGCCACCGTAGAGCGTCAGGCTCTTGACGTCCGGCAACGGAGCCGCGACCGGAGTCGGATTCCACTGCTGCCGAGGGTTGGCAGGAGCGGGCGACGGCTTGTTGTTCGACGGTTTTGCCTGCCCGCCGCCGAAGACATTGTGCAGGAAGTCTTCGATGAAATTGCCCATCGCCCGCTCCTTTCTATGCGAATTATACCGCGTTTGTGCGGTCGCCGCCGAACGCGGCCTTGGCGGATTCGGATACGCCTGTCGGTTTCCAAATACCGAAGTGCGAGGCGACGGCCACGACGAACGTGCCGATCCAGAGCAGGAGCGCCAGACCGACGTCGTACGGAGTGCCGTTGGTCAGTGCCGACAGAAGCTCCGTGAGGAAGCCTGCGACCGCCGCGAGGAACGCGAGCAGGATGGCCCGAACACCGGCGCTCGTCGTGAGCTTCGTGACGAGGCCGACGAGCAGGGGCAGGAAGATCGAGATGACGAATGTCAGTACTGCGATCCAGTTCAGGGAAAAGGTGATCATCAGATGTCCTCCGTGATGAGGTCAGTGGGCTTGGGCAATGGCTGCTGGTCAGGATTGTACGGCGCGTGCCGATCAATCCAAAGATAGAGAGCTCGGATCAGGCTAATCGCTTGCCAATACTTCTTGTTGCGATTCGCGAGCTCTTCCTCCAATCCACGGATTTTCTCCGCGTGTTCTCTGAGTTGAGCCTGCATGGGCTCAAGGAGTGCCTTGGTCTGGGTCTCGATTATGCTCTGCCACCTGTTAGCTTCGGCATTCTCTTCAGCGACCTCGTTCGCGGCTACCCCAGCTTTCCTATCGTCACGTTGCTTCTTCCACGCGGTCGCTGCTGCGACTAGCGAGACCGTGAGCGGTATGAACGCGACGACCCAGGGCAGCCAGTCTTTCATTAGCTGTCCTCCTCCAGTTGTTTGATCGGGCCTGTGTCATCGTGAAGCCTGCGGAGTCGGGTCGCATGTGCGGCGCAGGAGATTCCACGAAACGCATAGAAGGTTACGAGGCTGGACATCATCAAGGCGATGGGCAGGGTCCCATCGGTATCCTTGTAGACGACTGTCCAGTACAGAGCAATGAACGGTGTGAACCCGGCCGCTGCAAGCCAGGAGCACACCCATTCAATCCTGTATTTGTTCAGTGCTACGCCGATCCCAGCGGCAGTAGTAGCAACTGCGAGCGTGATTCCTGCCAAGACACGGGCCTCGTACATAAAGTCGGGACCGTTGGTGTCGGGGAGAAACACCACCGCGCTCAGCCCTGCCGCCGCGCTGAAAGCCCAGGCGGCGGCAAGGCTGATCCTGAGCAGGATCTGCGAAGACTCAGGAAATTGCGTGAACATTGAGACTTAGAGCTCCCTGAAGTTCGCGGCGTTGGCGCGCTCGAGAGCGGCCTTCATCTGCGGACCCCACTGCTCGTTGCCGACGTAGCCCCACTTGCGCCGGAGCCAGGCGGTGAGGGACCCGCCGTAGTTCTGGTTCAGGAAGCGGGATAGGCCGTCCTTGGACTTCGGACCCCATTCGTTGTCGATACCCTGCTTGAGGTACAGGTTGGCGATCTTCTGGAGGCCGCGCACGTCACTGAGCGACTTAATGTCGTCCAGTGTGACGTTGTGGTACTCCGGCTGCGGCGGCTTCTGGGTGCTGGCGACCCACTCGGCGTAGCGCTTCTCGTGGCCCTGCTGGGTGCCCGGACCCCACACGCCGTCGATTGCACCAGTGTACCAGCCACGATCGGCGAGGTACTGCTGGTAGCGCTTGATCGCGGCGCGGGTGTTGTCACCGAGCAGACCATCGACGACGAGCTTCTCGCCCTGAGCTGCGTTCAGGTAGTTCTGCTCGTTGGCGACGTTCTGGTCGTAGACCGGACCGCCGCTTGCGACGACAGCAGCTTCGAAGTCGACGGTGCTGTTGGGGCCGAAGCCGTTGTAGGAGTGGCCGTTGAAGAGCGACTGATGCACGTGCGCACCAACGCCCCACTCCTTGCCGTTGGCCGACGCGCCGGACACACCGATCTTCTGGCCCTGTTTGACACGCTGACCGACGCTGACGTTCACCTGCGAGAGGTGGAGCGCGCGGCCTCGCTGACCGTTGTCGAAGTCGATGGTGATGAAGCGACCTGTTGCGTTGGCCGTGTGGGTCTGGATCGCGACGACGACGCCGTCAGCGGGTGCGACGACCGTCGAGCCGTAGGCGCAGGCGTAGTCGGTGCCAGGCTCCTGGCTCGGGGGATTGCGCTTCCGGTGGTCGGCCCACGAGGAGCTGATCACGCGCGTCGTGGTGGGACGGACGATTGTCATGATTACCTTCCTTTACTCAGCCAGACCGAACGATTCGATCTGGAAGCTGTTGACACCAGTGCGCTCATTGAACGCCTTGGTGATGATCGTGTTGACATCCTGGAGCAAGGACGCTTCGTCTACTGCGGCTTCGTAGTCCACGTCGACAGTAATCTTGTATTGCATCAGTCACCTACCATCCATATCTTGTTGTCGAGAGACTGCCAAGTGTTTCCATTGTTGTTGATTTGGATAAATCCACCACGATCATCTTGACCTTGGTCTTTAGCATAGATATCAACACGGTTCCACAGGGCATTACTCACGCTCGCCAGAATGATTTCGCCTTCGGGCTGGCCTGTACCTGATGTATTGAAGATCTTCGCGTTGACAGTACCACCGGCAACTAGACCTTTAGACATGGTCAGGCCGTCTTCACGCGTGAGAAGTGCGGGTAGCGGGAATGATGTGCTGTAGCGCACCCAGCCATTAACTAGGCCGAAGTTCCACCATGGCTGGGTTAGAGCGTCTGGAGTAACGATACAGATACCTGCGAGGGATATCCAAGCATTGCTCGTGCTGTTCAGCTTCCAGCAGATGTCGCCGTTCGGGAACACTGACACGTAGCCGAATGCGTCGGCACAGGCCACGTTCACATGGCTCTGAAGGTGCGAGCCATAGACACTGCTGGGAAGCGAGACCATGGGCAGGTCACCGGTTGTGGTCGTGCCGCCTCTAATCATGCCTCGCGTCCATACGAAGCCATACGGGTCTTTCCAGTAACCCGCATGCCCCCATTGAGGATCGGTGGGGTAGTAATCTACCCATCCATTCTTGAACGCACCAGCAGTGAAGTCTGTCCAGGTTGCGACACCCGCAGCCGGGAAGGCAATGCCGTCGAGTGAGATGTAGGTGTTTGCGACCCACCCGTTGCGAGCCTTGATAGTACCGTCAGGATAGATGACAACAGTTTTGGCAGTATCCCCGTTGTTGATTGGAAAGATCATAGGCATGTCCGGGCGATACCCTACCGGCAGAACACCAATGATGCTGTCTAGTGTAGAAGTACCGTAACCGATCAAGCCAGAGAGAACGACGATTCCAGACGGAAGCTTCTGGGCTCTTGGTGGCGCCCATCGACGTGGGGCCATACCGTTGCGAAGGGTATATGCCTGCCAACTGTTTGCTAGGTAAGGCGTAAGGTCGATCTTACCGCCGAAACCTTCTTCACCAGTGTGAGTAAGGATCTTCCAGTCTGTACCAGCCCAGACCATCTCGACAACGCGAGTACCCCAAGGCTTCCAGACACCAAGCCACTGGTATGCGGTTGAAGACAGTGCATCAAAAGACGTGCCGTTCCAGAACCTGACCTTGGAAGGACCCGGACCAAGGTAGTTCGGGTCGAGCATAGCTTTGACCGTAGTTGCGGGCATCCGAGCCTGAGCGAAGACACCTGTCGTGATCTTGCTCGTGTCGAGAGCGGGGATGTGCGCGGCATCCATTATTGGGATGCGAGCGAGCGCGAACGTACCGGTCGTGATCTTGGTTGCGTCGAGAGCAGGAATCTGGGCGGCAGTCAGTGCTGCCCACTTGACACCACCAGCGAGGGAAGTGTCGACGACGAGCACTTGGTCCTGAGAACCGAGTGGGAGTGTGCTCGGCGTCGACACACCTGTGCCAACGAGGATCGCACCCTTGGCCGTGTACTGGGACTTCAGGACGACAGTACTGGTGTTCGGCTTAGTTGCCAGCCCGTTGGTAAGCTCTGTGTTATCGACGTAGACTAGATCGAGTTGAGCCCGAGTAGCAGAAGCAGGGTTGCTAACGTACCCAGCGACAGCAAGGTCAGAGGCATCCGTGGGGATGACCAGATTCGGAGGCAGAAGCGCAGACAACGTGACGTGAACGTTGAGTGCTTCACGAAGCGTGACTTCGACCGACTGTGCCGGGTTCGTTGCGACGTAGTCATGATTGATACTGTCAAACTCCATGTTCTGCTGGAGGGCAAAGTCACCCTTCATCAGTACAACGCTGTATCCCTGGATACGGAGCGTGACAGTGAAGTAGTACGTGTCGGGCTTGTAGTTGAGTTGGTCTGCATCGACGAACACCGTCATGTAGCCGAGGCTGGGAGCAACGACGTTGAAGTCCTTGGACACGAGGACTGTCGCCACACCGTACTTGTCGTATTTACCGAGCGTGAAAGAAGTCTGAGAGTTCGAAATATCGACGGCGTCGCCGTTGCTGTTCTTCAGCCAGATACCGAAGGCGAAAGACTTGCGCGCCTCGGCTTCGATGACCGTGACGTCCTGGGGCGAGTTGGTAAGCGTGGGCATCAGCTCGTACACAACTTCGGGATGCCATCTGCGCCTGAGTACCAGACCTCGCAGAGCTTCGGAACGCCGTCCGAGTCGCTGTACCAGACCTCGCTGAACTTCGGAACGCCGTCCGAGCCGCTGTACCAGAGGCCGCTGGTCGAGCCGCCACCACCTGTCGTCGCGAACGACAGGGTGGGCGAGACCGAGCCTGTGCCAGTGTCACAGACAGTATAGATCGCGGCGTAGTAGCTCGTGGCACCAGTCAGACCTGTTACGACCTGGCTGAGCGTGCCAGCAGGGATCGTGAAGTCCTGAACGTTCAGAGTGAGAGCGGCATCAGACGCTACGCGGAGCTTGTAGGAGACGATGGTAGCACCGTTGAGCTGCGTCGGTGCTGCCCACTGCAGGGTAGCAGTCGTCGGGCCTGCCGAGAGCAGCGACAGAACGGGAGCGTTCGGGACGTTAGCGAGCGTCGTGAGAGGCGTGTAGGCGCCGTAGGCACCCCAGCCGCCGTTCTCTACGTCGTTGTAGGCCGCTTCCGCGATCCAGTAGTTCGTGCCCTTGGTCAGTCCTGTAACGTTGACAGGACCCCACGAGGTCTGTGTGATGGTTTGAACTAGGCCGGAGTCGCTGTTGGTCGTGCTGACCTTGACGCGAATCTGCGAGGGGACGGCACCACCATTATCTGACAGTGTACCAGTCGAGACAGTGCACGAGGTCGACGCGATGTTCGAGATCGTGTAGCCGGTCGGTGCTGCAGGCACTGTACCAGGCGTGGTGAACGTTGCGATGTCAGACCAGTCACTTGTGCCTGCCGAGTTGGTTGCACGTGTACGAGTCTTGTAGGTCGTGACACGCGTCAGACCTGTGAACGAGGGTGCGGTCAGGTGCGTACTCGTCTGGAGCACGGTGACGCCGTCTGCCGCGAGTAGCTGAGTCTCGCGAGCAGTGATGCCTGCACCCGAGTATGTCGGAGCTGCTGTCGTCAGGTTGAGCGACGTCGTCGTCTTCGAAGCAATGTCAGGAGCAGGGGCTTTGCTGGGTCGACTGTAAACAGTGAGTGTGCCTGACTGTACCCAGACGTTGTTGCGGGAGCGGAGCGCTCCTCGAAAGTACTGCGTCGTGAAGGGTGTGAGTCCAGTGAAGACGACATCCTGTGCAGCACCACCCGCTGTTGTTGGGTAGCCGTAGCTGGTATACGTTGCGAAGTTGCTCTGGATATCACGATCGAGGTTGTGGGCGGGCGAGATAGAGTCGCCCGTTCCCCAGTCGCCGCTGTCATAGGCGGTAATCGTGATGTCTGTGTCGTTGGCACGAGACTTGAGGATCGGGGTTGCGGGTGCGGCTCCGGTACGGTAATACGTCGTCCAGCCGACCTGACCCCAGCCGATCTGAGGCGAGCCGATCGAGACACCGGATACGATCCTCGCCATCGTGTTGAGCGAGAGCTGGCCGTTGCCATTGGGGTTGTGCGCGAACGTCCAACCGCTGACGGTCGTGATTGCGCGGCGCGTACCGATAGCGTCATTTGCTCCGAAGGCGAACGAGCCTGTGCCGGATGCGTCGCCGTTGTTCCACCCGTACATGTGGACTTCCCACGGGCAGGATGACTGCGACGAAGCAAAGCCGCCAGACGAGGCGACCTTGATCAGTCCGAGCTCGGCATCGATCCACGAAGTGCCGTTGCCGCCGCCACCGACCTGCCACTCGTTGATGAAGAGATAGAGCTGGTAAGCCCCGTTACCAGTCCCGGCTCTGAGTTCTTGAGTTGCCATCTAGGCCTACGCGTGCTTAAGGTAGATGGAGAACGGGTTGCCGGAAGCTGGGGCTGCAGTCCCTTCGCTGATGCCCTGGAGAAGAATCACCTTCGGGATTCGGGTGTTGACGAAGGTTCCAGACGCGATGTCGGTCGCGGTGCCTGCGCCCGTCTTGACGAAGTATGCTTCATCCTTGAGCGACGCCGTGCCGAAGGCAGGCTTGCCCTGGATGTCTGTCCAGTTGAGCGTGAGGTTGGCGAGCTTGTCTCGCTCGGCCATGGTCATAATGACCTTGGAGACACCGTCAGGGATGAGGTCCGCGTTGAGAACTTCGCCAGCAGCGAGTGCTCCGGCGTAGAGCTCATCGAGCTTCATCTCGTCCTGCTTCGTGAACGAGGCAGTACCGGGAGCAAGGGTCGGGCCGGTCTTGACCTCGATTGCCTTGCCGTTCCACAGCACCACAGAGAGTGCGGTGGACTGCATCATGTCGACGGTGTAGACCTGGCCGACACTGTTGAACTCGTTATTCTGCTCCAGCTCCAGGGGACCGGCGATGATCACGGTCGAGAAACCCTGGTACCAGAGGACGATGGAGAACGAGTACTCTCCGGGAGCGAAGTCGAGGTCGCTGGCCTGTAGCTCGAAGCGCGACCAGCCGAGAACAGGCTGGACGAGCACAGCCTGCGAGTTGGAGATAAGATTGCCGGTGTCGTCTGATGTGGCGGACGGCACCGACTTCCGCACAATCATGCGGATCGTGCAGTCAGAAATGTCGAGCGGGGAGCCGTTCGTGTCGGTGATGTACACCGACAGAGCATACGACTTGCGAGCCTGAAGCCGGAGGATCGTCTGATCTTCGGGGCTGTTGCTGCTGAAAGCCATGATGTCTCCCTAGATGAAGCGTGGGCGGCGGGAAGGAAGACGCCGCCCACGCATCACTGTCGCCTTACTGCTGACGGTCCTCGGGGCCGGGAGGCTCGCGCCGCTCCTCAGCCGGGGATTCCATCCGCTCTTCCTGGGGCGAGCCTTCGGGCGGTCGGTTGCCGCCATGCTGGGGCGGAGCACCTTCGCCGCCACCGCCGCCCGCCTTGGTGATCAGGTCGTGACCTGCACCGGCGAGATCGGCGATCTGCTTGAAGATCTCCGTGAGAGCCTTGATCGGGTCCATAGCTTCTCCTTGTCTTGGACCTTGGTGGGTCGGGGTATGAATCAATCATACCCCGACCCGATCCGATTAGAGGATCCGCTTGAGGACGGCGGTGCCGTCCGTCACGGTCTCGCCGATGTCCACGCCGGTCGTGCTCGGCTGCGACGCGGCGGTCGTGCCCGCGGTCGTGACCTGGTACAGCTGGTTGTTCGTGAACTTGTAGACGGCGCTGAGCGAAACCGCCGTCGAGGTCGGACGCGCCGTGGCCGCCGTGGTGACAGCAACGATGAGACCGTTGATGTCGTTCGCGTCGACGTTGGACGTGTCGCCAGGCAGGGCCGGGTAGTTCTTTGCCACGTCGCCAGCCTCCTTGACCGGGAGCGCCTGGTTGATGGCGTTCGTGCGGTCGTAGGGCTGCTCGAACCAACCAGGCAGAGCCGGGTTGACCACCGGGCCGGACGCCGGGTAGAACGGGTAGGTGGACCCGTTGGAACCGGTGCCGAGCGTCGAGCGTGCGGCCTGCAGGGCGGCGGCGACTCGGACGAACGAGTCGTTGACCGGCGTGTAGTTCACGTCGGTCGTGCCGTTGCCGTCCAGGTCGGCGGGCAGGAAGAGCGGCACGATGCCGTCGGACATCTGGTCGATGACCCACGCGTCGTAGCTCATGTGCTGCACGTACTCGGTGAAGTCACCGCGCACACCACCGTCCGCCTCGCGCTTGTCGGCGAAGAAGTCGTGGGTCTGCGCCGCACCCTTGTAGGCGGCGAGGGCCACGACCTGCTTCAGCGTGCGCGACGCCGCCGTACCGACACCCGTGAGAGTCGGCGACGGGTCGACCACGTTGCTCGCGTCGACGAACACCTTCGGCAGGAACTCGGGGTGGATCTTCACGAAGGTCCATCCACGGAGTTTGCCGAAGAATGCGGGGCCGACCACGCCGGACGTGTCCGCGTTCTTGTAGACGTCGAAGCCGCCGTCCACGTAGGTGCCGGCCTTGATCAGCGAGTCGCGGAACGAGAGCTCGAGCTGGGACGTGATGAGCATGAAGCGCTCGGAGTTCGAGAAGTTCGTGTCGAACCAGTTCTCCGAGAACATCGTGGTCAGTGCGTCCAGCGTCTTCAGCGGGTCCGCCGCGTCGAAGACCATGCCCTTGATCGTGGCGAAGGTCGGCTGGATCTCGTTGTCCGACTGCTCGCCCGGCTGTGCGACCCACTTGTAGTCGGCCTGGTTGCCGGTGCACGCGATCTCTGCTGCCGAGATGCCGGTCGTCGACTCGATCACCGAGGTGTACGTGTCGTTGCTGGTACGGGGCACCAGCTTGCCGGTCATGCGACCGAGGATGATCGCGAGCAGGAGGTACTTGTCGTGGTCGCGGAGGACGGTCGTCGACATCTTCCGCGCCAGGTACTCCTGGGGCAGATTCTTGATCGGCGTGTACTGCTCCTGCTCCTTGAACACGGTGTAGCCGAAGGAGCGGTGCCGCGAGGTCGAGTAGTAGCGCCACTCGATCGGCGGGATTCCGTTCTTCCACTTCTGCGTGTACTCCGAGCCGGAGTAATGGTCGCCGCCGATGCGAGCGATGTCGCTGTCGACGATGTAGTCGTCGACCCGGATGTCCGGGACGGCGACCACACGGCTGTTCACGAAGTCACCGGGCGTGAGCTCGGAACCACTGAACATGCCGTTGATCGGGGACTTGATCCCCATGACCTTGTGGAGGACGAGCTGATACTTGGTCAGTGCGCCCTTCTGAACGACTGGTGCAGCCATTCTGGGTTCCCTTCTGGATTGGCGGACACTGGCGCGTCCTCTATGGACAGTCTACCTTGCTAGGCAGGCTGCAGTTCGGGTGCCGGGGCGGGTGCCCCCGGTTCGGCGGCGGGTGGCGCGGTTTGGCCCCCAGGGACTTGCGTGGCGATACCCGGCTGGACGCGGTTCATGAGCGCCCGCATGCCCTCTGCAAGCGTCGCGATCTGTTCCTGCTGACGCGAGATGGCTTCGAGGACCGCGTCGTTAAACTCGCCATTCTCGGAGTGCAGACCACCGATCGTCTGCTCGACACGCTCGATGCGGGAGTCACGCTCATCGACACTGTCCGCATCACCAGCAAAGATCTTCTTGATCTCTGCGGAGTGGATACCTCCGGAGAGTTCGATGGTCTTCTGAACGATGTACTCCAGAGCCTGGGACGCACGACGCAGGGACTGCGGGTCGCCGGACTGCGCGATAGCAGGCATGGCCTGCGACAGCGGAACGAAGACTTCCTTGAGCTGACGGAGCTGCTTGTCGTCTTCGAGCTCAACCAAGGAGCCGGGGACGCACTGCACGAAGTACTCGACGTTCATGTCGGAGAAGTCGATCTTCAGCTGACCGTCCATGAGGCCGGTCCCGTCTGCGGGGACCTTGTTGCCCTCGTCGTCGATGTGCTCTTCGTGGATGAAGGCTGAGGGATCGACACCCTCTGCTTCGAGTGCGCGACGGAGGTCAGCCGAGGGCGTGATGGACTTGATGCCCTTCATCTCAGCGAAGTAGATCGTCAGCGCGTACGAGCAGTAGCGGCTGAAGAACTCTTCCATCGACTTCTGGTAGTTGTTGGTCGTGATGTCGACCATCTGCTGCTGGGCCTCGACACCTGCAGGCGTCTGACTCATCATGCCGCCAGTGTTCTGTGCGGCCATCTGCTGATCTGCAGCACCGGTCAGCTGAACCATGTTGGCCTGGTTCTGCTGCTGGACCTGGCCGAACATCATCATCGCCTGCGTGTTAACCTCGACGGCCTCAACCCTGGCGTTCGGGTTTGCAATCTCGTTAAACTTGCCGGGCGACAGGTTGAGTCCGCCGTTGACCGTGCCGTACGCAATGATGGGCGGGTTGATGTTCCTGATCAGCATCTTCATGATGCCGTTCATGAACAGGTCCTGGAACTCCTGCCGACCGTAGGTCAGAGACAGGAGCGACTTGCCCCAAGGCTGCTGGTCGTCGACCTCGGGAATGAAGAAGAACACCGGGTGCTCGCCAGCCGGATGCGTGTTCTTCTCGACGCGGAGCAGGACCTTCATGTTACCCGACCAGGTGAGGAACGGCTCGCCGGTGTCGGAGTACCACGTGATGACCTCATAGGCCTCAGAGTTGACGTGATGCTTCTTCGACTCGTGGTCGTACCACTCGCGCATCATGGGCGAGGTACTGAGCAGGAGGCGAAGTGCGGCCACGTCCCAGCCCTGGGCCTGGGTCCTGATGAGGTTGTGGACCTCGCCGCGCGTGAGGTAGCGACGGATGAAGATGTCATGCGCACGACGGATATCCTTCGCGCCAGGCTCAGGAAATACGTCGCGGTAGTGGATGTTGTCGTACTGGATGTACCAACGCTTGCGGTTGTCCTGCGTCATGACCGGGATGACGCAGTCGAAGCCGAGTGCAGCACCGCGTCGGAACGTGGTGTTCAGATTCTGCTGCATGTTGTTCGAGTACAGGTCGTCGCCGATGATCTTCTTTTTGAGAATGTCCAAGGCGATCACGCCGGGGATCGACTCGTCGTCGAACTCGTTCATGATGAAGACGTTCGGCGTGTGCTGCACGACGTTGCGAGCGATGCGCCGGATGAAGCCTGCCGACTCGCCGGACGAGATGTTTGGCAGGTCGGGCTTGCGAGATACGACCTCCGCAGCAGCCTGCTTCTCGTACTTCTCGTACTGAGCCAGGCGGGTGTCTGCCTGAATCTTGAAGCGGTTGTACATGCGGATCTTCCGAGCTGCGCCGTCCGACAGACCGTTGGGGATGAGACAGCCCTTGTCGTCGACCATGTAGCGGTCGTACCAATCCTCGGGCTTGAGGATCGCCTCGAATTCGCTCACTGCCATTGGAAGAGCCTTCCTCTCTCGCTGGAGAACCGCTGGCGTGCGATGTCTGCACGGCGGACGTTGATGTTGTTGATGTAGATCTGTGGGACGTTGTCGAGGTAGCCGCCCTTCATACCGTTGAGGAACGGCATGAACGGGTTCTGAGCGTAGGAGCGACCGCCACCGCCACCGCCAGAGCCGTAGCGGCTACGACCGTAACCGGTGTACTGACTCGTGGTGCCGGACGGCGTGAAGGCCTTGTTCTCAAGCTTCTTGATCGCGTCCTCGATCTCCTTACCGATCTGCTCAGGAGTCGGGTTCAGCCAGGTCTCGTCACGCTTCTCGAGACCGCGCATGCCGGTGTTGGTGTTAGTGCCGAAGTCGACGGCGTTCAGCACCTGGTCGGTCGGCATGCCGCGACCGGTGTCCGGAGTGTAGAACGGGGTGACGACGCCAAACGCTCCGAGCAGCGTGTTCCTCTGCATCGCAGTGGCCCACGGCTTGCCGTCAGGACCAGTAACGTAGGTCGTGTTGAGCTGGGCATACTGGCTGGACCGCGTGTACGACAGGTCATCAGACCAGATCACGTCGAACAAACCGGGGACGGTGCTGTCGTTGTACGGGCCGTAACCGATGAGCTTAGCTCGGGCGACTGCGTCCTTCTGCGACAGGCCTAGGTCGACGCCTTCCTGAGTGAACTCGTTCAGGAACATGTCCTGGAGCTGGGAGCGCATGTCGTAAGGAATGTAGACTCCATCGAGAGCCTTGTCTCCGAGCTTGACGGAGCCGTTCCAGACACCACGGATGACTGCCTCAGCACCGAGCGTGGTCAGTGCTTCGTGTCCGTCCGGCTGGTACGAGGACAGGAGCCACGACCGGTCGATACCCTGACCGTCTGCGAGGGCCGTGAGCTGGTCCGCGTAGCCGTTGTTCTCGAAGATACCGGCGACAAGCTCCTTGGCCTGGTCGATTGTGACCTCAGGCTTGTCGATCTTGCGAGTCTTGACCGCCATGTTCTGACGCCAGTACTGGCTGTCCTGCAAGCCGGTACCGAGCGACATGAGGAACGCGAACGTCGCACGGTTCTCTGCGTAGCCTGCGGCAGTGGACTCGAAGAAGTCGCGGCCCTTGTAGCCCTGCTTGAGCTCGCCGGTCTGCGGGTCATAGAAGTCTTCGAGCGCCGTAGTGGGCTGAGGGATGCCCATCTTGTCGCGCACGACCTTGCCGTCGGGACCGAGCTCTGGAATCAGGAACGGATCGCGGTCCCACTTGTCGACCTGCTGATAGATCAGGTTGGCGAACGAGGACTCAAGGATCATGGACTCGTAAGCCATGACAGCCTTCGTGAGCAGGCCAAGAGCCTTCATCTGGCCGGTGTCAGTGCCGTCGTACTGGGCCTCGTCGGCCTCAGCGGTCAGCGACTCGAACGTCTGCTGAGCGTCAATGGCCATCGTCTGGTTGAACAAGGGCATCGCACCAAGTGCGTCCTGGAAGCCCCAGGCGATGTGCTCCATGTTGCCGGTCTCAACAGCGCGTGTGATACCGATGAAGGGATCGACGAACTGCTTGATGATCCAGTGAGGCGTACCACCGGTCTTGCTGACCTGGAAGAACTGCGCGAGAGCGGGCCACTGGTCGAGGTAGATCGCCTCGTTGTTCCGCCAGTCGTTGGCAATCTGACGCGGGTCGTAGACGATACCGGCCTGCTGGTACTGCATGGCGCGGCGACGGCGACGCTCTTCGTCGTCCTCACCGCTCGCCAGACCAGTCGAACCGGCAAAGGCAGCAGCCAAGAACAGGGCGGACAGGCTGACACCGTCCGAGACCATCGAGCGGGTCAGGTCCACAGTGTCGAGGATGCCGCTGAAGTCGATCTGCCCATCCTTGACGAACGCCTCACCGAGAGCACGCTGAGCGAACTTGCCAGCCTTGCGACCGTTGAGGTACATCAGGATAATATTGTTCGCGGTGTTCAGACCGAGCATGTTGGTCGCGACGTTCGCCAGATAGCCGCTGTACATGAGCGGCGTCTTGAGGAACAGCTGACCGAACATGCGCATACCGTTGTTGTTGGCGTTCGACGGGATCTCGTAGATGCTTCTGATCGCCAGGCCCATCGCGGTCATCTTCAGGGACCGCATGTTGGAGATGCGAGCAGTCGCAGAGCGGTGAGCGTCGTTCAGGTTCTGCCGGACCCACTGCGGGTTGTGCTCTAGCTGGAACAGGAGGTTGCCCTCGCTCATGATGATGCCGTTGTTCTGGATGTACTCCAGCACGGCCTCGAGGTAGCGACGGGCCATGACGTACTGCGGCTGACCGTACGTCGGGTCCTGCATCCAGTCACCGGACTTGCCGAGGAAGCCGGTGAACTTGGTGATCCAGTTGCGACGAATGTGCGGATCCTTGAACTGCATGTCGGCGTAGAGCATACCGGCGAACTGCGGGTTCGTGGCCAGAGCCTTTTGCGACGCCTTGAACTGCGCGATGCGGGCCTTGCCCTCTTCGTTATTCCAGTTGACCGGGTTGAGCCGCTGGCTCGCACCGTGTCCAGTGCCCATGATCGCACCAACGATATCGTCCTGGACGTTGCGTACGGTGAGCTCAACGCCTGCACCGAGCCAGAGGAACGGGTTGAACAGAGTCGTGAAGTGCCGGAGGTCGTGGACGGCCTGCACAACGCCGTTCACGTTGTTTGACTCGCTGATCCACTGCGCGCCAACCTGGCGGTAGTTGCGGATGCCAGTCTCGACGGGAGAAGCGAGTCCACGCTCCTTGCGGTACTTCTGGCGGTAGGAGTCGCGACGACGACGCTCCGGTGACAGGTTACGCTTACCCTGCCACCTGCTCCCCTGGCGCTCAATGCCGAACATATTGCCAAGCGTCGTCGTCGCGGGATCGAGGATCATCGGCTCACTCGCGAAGTCGTTCCGTCGCGGGTCGATGCTGATGACAAGTCGGGATGTCTGCGGGTCCCAGAGGTTCGCCTCAACGAGGTCCGACCGAGAGATCGGCAGGCCACGCAGAGCGTCTTCACCGATAGCGTAGGACTGCAGGATGCCGTCCGTCGCCATGGCATTCATCGGGTCGAAGCTGATCTGGCCGGTCTCTGCCGTGCCGAGAGCGACGTGGACGAATCCAGACCAGTCGCTCGGCAGCACGGTCTTCGAGCGGTAGATGTCGGTGTTCACGTCGACACCCTCGCGCAGAAGCCAGGGAGTCGGGTGGTCACGGTTCGCGTCGAAGATTGCGGCGAGGTCATCACGGTGCAAGAGCGGCACGTCAGCGTCCACGACAGGCAGGACGTAGTGCTCGACGTTGTAGAGGATGTCGGTCGCGGCCTGCATCGCCAGGTCGAACGTGACGTCCCCTGCCTTCGATTCCGGATCCTTCTCGCCGAACTGTCCAATCGTCTGGCGCACCCAGTAGTCAACGAGGTCGCGCTGAGTGTTGACGTTCAGGTGAAGCTTGCCGAGGATCTTGTCGACGATCGCAGAGTACTGCTGCTCGCGACCGGCCTGCTTGCCGGGCTCGTCATCATCGAACTTCCAGCGGTCGGTGTTGACACCAACACGGTAGGCGTGGCCGACGTTCAGGCTCTGGGTGCGGTACCACTCCTGAGCCGGGTTGTCGGCGTTCCACTGGTACTGGCTGTAGCCTGCGTCTGCACCGATGTCCATCATCGCGTTGAGCAGGGTCGCGCCGGACGCACCGCCGAGGGCGATTTCGGGTACGCCCTCGGCGGTGACAGCGCGCCACACGGCGGACTGCAGGTCCTTGTTGCGGACCAGAGTCGTACCGAGGGCAGTCGTTGCGAGAGCGGCGGTGTGCGGCGACCAGTCCTCGTAGTTACCCGCCGACTGCTCTGCGAAGCGGTCGAAGGTCGGGTTGTCGCCAGTGCTGTTGACCTCTGCAATCTGCAGGCGACCGGTCTCTGCCTTCGTGATCTTGCCGCCCTTGGTCGTGACGGCAGTCACCGTGAAGTCCGGGTTCAGAATGTAGTAACCATTCTTGTCACGGTTCAGCTGAGCCTGGAACTCCTTCAGGATATCCTGACGAGTCTCGTGCTGCGGAGGCAGGTTGTCGAAGTACTCGGTAAAGAGGCGAGGCAGCTCCTGAGCAGTGGCACCCATGAACTCCTGCTCACGGAGCAGCCCGCCGAACGGTCCGAGGATGTGATCCAGCGGATTGTCGTTCGGTCCAGTACGCTCGGCACCCATGAGGTACACGAGCGTGGCTTCGACGTAGCCGATCAGCGGCGACGGCTGGTTGAAGTCGATCGGCGAGCCGTTAGACTGCATGACAGCCGCCAGTTCTGCACGGTCGGAGATGAGCTCACGCAGGTACGCAGCAGACTTGCCACCGGCAGTGTCGGCGAATCGCTTGAGGATCTCACGCATCTCTGCTTCGGTCATCTGCGGGTTGCCAGCTTCGCGGAAGGCCTGGAGCAGCTTCTGCGACATGTCCCACCCGAAGCCGACGATAGCCGTGCGGTGGTTCTTGATGACACCCTGGTAGGCGTGCTTGCTCTGCAGGCTAGCGAAGTCGGATACGAAGTCGATATCCTTGTCGGGCGTGAGGCTTGTGGAAGGCATCCGCAAGCGATCGAGCCCAATGGCGGAGATAACGTACTTCATACCAGCGAGCGCGACCTGTCGCTTGTCGCCGAACTGGGCCAGCTTCACGCGCATACGGACACGTGCTCCGTGCTTGCTGCTGGCTTCCAGCTTCTCGACATACCCCTCGAAGCCAGTGAAGTTCGTCGAGACAGGCTTGTGGCTGACGGCGAGTCCCTTCTGGTCGTCGAGCTGCTTCAGAACGTCGCTCCATCGCTCATCCTCGTGCTTGTACCGGCTGAAGTAGATGTCGATCTCACCACTCGGCTGCTGCCGGACGAGCGGGATCAGGTCGCCGCGCTCGAGCTGGCCCATGGGGAACTCGCCGCCGTTGCGCATGGCGTCATACTTGCCCTTGAGCTTCTTGAGCGAGTTGTACTCGTGGTCGTTCATCCAGCGAGGCTTCTGCTCGAAGAGCTCGTTGACCTTACGCAGCACCTGCAGCTGGGCCTTCGAGGTCTTCGGGAGGCTGAAACCGGGGTACATGCGGGTCGGCACGATGTTGGTGACGACCGCGCGCTCCTTGAGCATGTTCTGCGGGTTCTTGATACCCGCACCGTTCTCGTCCATCTCGACGTTGAAGCCGTGGAACAGGATGGACTTGTTCTCGCCGCTGATCGGGTTCATGCTGGTCAGCGTGGAGACCAGCGACTCGGTGTCGGTCGAACGAGGAGCGACGTAGTTGCGCTCCTGGAACAGGTTGGGCGTACCGGGTACCTGCTCGTAAGCCTGGCTCTGAGCCATGTACCGGGACAGGATGCCCTGGTTCGTCGTGTCTGCTGTGGTAGCGATGAACACGTCAGCACCGGAGCGCATGACCATCTCGAGCCGCTTGAAGGCGGTACCGTCGCTCAGCTGCTCCTTGGTGAAGGAGTCGACGTTGAGGACCACGAGATCGTTCGGACCCGGCTCCATGCCGGGGAAGCCGTTCTCGTAGGTCGCGGCGGTCAGGACGCCGTCACCAGGGTTGCGACGGCTGTCGACCTCGTTGAACAGGAAGATCATCTTGCGACCATCCTGCGAGATCGCAGTCACGAGGTCATTGGCCGCGCGAGACATCAGAGCCTGGTCGGTCGGGCTGGTATGAGCGTTGATCGGCACACCGGCAGCACGCCAGTTGAAGTTCGGTGCGGCCTGGATGGTCTCGGCAAGGACCTTACGACCGGGCTCGGACATACGCTCAGCGTTGAACTGCGGGTTGCTGAGTCGGTCGGTGTCGATGCGCGCACGCTTCTGGTCGCGCAGACGCAGACGCTGGTCCCATTCGTGCATGCGCTCGGTGGTGTGCATCCGAGTGCCGGAGTACCGCGTGAAGGGTCGGCGTGCACCGAACTCGGTGTCGAGCAGAGACAGAGTAGTCGGGTTCAGGACACCGGGAACCTCCTGCATGAGCGGAGCAGTCGTGACGCCATCGAAGACAGGGATGTCGGTCGGGTCGCCAGTCCACACTGCGTTGGTCGGCAGGTTGATCGAGGACGGTCCGATGTCACCGTACATCGCGCGAAGCTTGCCGATGCTGGGGACGAAGAGCTTGGCGTCCGGGCCAAGAGCCGCGTCGTCGGTGATCGGGACGCCGGGGTTCTCAGCCTGCCACTGGATGACCTGCTGAGCCGACCACGTGCCCTTTGCGGAGACTACGAAGTGTTTCATCTCCTGGAGCTTGTAGTCGGCGTTGTAGAACCGCCAGTCGTTCTCCTTGAGGTTCAGGCCGTTCTCGGAGACTGCCATGGCCTTCAGGTGCAGGACCTTGTTGAGGTCCGTGGCCCACGAGGTCTCCATGACGGCGCGCTGGCGACGAGAGAACATCGTGGCCCGCTTCAGGGCACGCTTGCCCTTCTTGCTGGCCTGGAGAGCGTTCTGCTGCTCCACACGACCAGAGCCACCTGCAGCACTGAGGCGCGCGCCGATGAGCGAGCGGGGAGTGTTGATGTCAGTGACAGGGTCAATGACACCGTCGAAGTACTGGCTGTGCGCGAGACCAGTGATCTTGCCCTTCGCCGTGACCTGCTTGCTTGCCTGGGTCACGAGCGAGAACTCGACGGTCGTCGTGCGGTCCTCGTTCTTGAGAACAGCGCGGAGCTGGTCGAGGTCGAGGACCCAGTAGCCGCTCTCAGGGTGCTGAATGGCGACGTGGGTCATGTCGAAGGGCTGACCGCCGACCATCATCTCCTTCACGAACCTACCGTGGAGGTTCGCCAGGGGCATCATCCTGCCGTTGCTGTCCTGGAGCGGCAGACGAAGCGGGTTGCCGTAGACAATGTCGGCGACCGTGATGGGCGGCGTGTTGCCCTTCTCGTCTGCGAGCGACAGGCTGACCACGTTGGCGTCGAGTCCGCCGACCTGGGCGACCTTGCCGAGGTCGAAGTCGGTGGCAGACGCGGCGGCCAGTGCCACAGTGTCCTGCGGCTGGCCTGCCATTGCGACGAGGAACTGGGCGCTGTCGGCGTCGTAGCGAGCTCGGTCCTCGCGTGCGCTCGCGGGAACCATGAGCGTCCAGTTGCGGAGCCGGTCCTCGTGGCCGAGACCGGTGTCAAGGGCGTACCCGAGATCCTGGATCGTCGGCACGTTGCCACGACGAGACTGGCCGGAGATGTAGGCGGCGGCGCGGACCATCGGCGACTTCGCGTCGAAGATCTTGTCGAACATATACTGGTTCGACGGATCCCAGGTCTTCAGAGCGTCACTGAGCTCGCCGTCCTTAGTCTCCAGGGCGGGGAACTCGTCAGTCGAAATCTCGGATGCACCCTGGTTGCCCGCGATGTTGAGCACGTGCCACGCGATAAGAGCGCGGGACGCCGCGTTCCAGTCCTCTTCGGGCACAGACGTGGTGCCGGAGTCGATACTGTTCTGGATGCGATACAGCGACTTGTCAGCCCACGGGTTGCGGTTGACGAGCTCTGTACCCATGCCGTCGACGTAGGACTTGATGAGCTCACGGCGGGCGGCGTTCGCGTCGCCGTCACCTGCAGCAGGGTAGCCGAACATTGTGATGAGCGCCTTGATGGGCTCGTGAGTCACATAGACATTGCGGATGAACTCCGCCTTGGCGATATGGGACTTGATCAGCGGATCGTCGATCTTCGCCTTGATCTCGTCCATGATCGCCTGTGCGTCATCGCGACGGTTCTCGCTCACGGCCTTCTGCCAGGCGTTCTGCTGCGTGTCGGTGACCGCTGCAGTCGTGACCTGGTTGATTTCCTGAAGCATCCAGTCATCGATGAGCTGACCGGCAGCAGGGCCGATGCCCTCGCCGAAGCGACGGTTCAGCCAGCGGTCCCGCATCTCCTTGCGAGCCGCGTTACGCTGCTTCGTGAGCAGGTCGATCGCCTTACCGTCCTCGTCGACGTAGTCGAGCGGCATGTTCCAGTCGGAGTCTGCGTAACGGTTGACAACATCGCCAACCTTCTGGAGCAAGTAGCCGAACTCGACTGTCGTCTTGCGAACGAATTCCTGAGCCTCGTTGGCAGTCAGGTGCTCCAGGCTGGACGCGGCTGTCGCGAGGTACTGGCCCAGGTAGCGCTGAACCTCGACGTCGCCGCCGAAGGTGCTGCTGCTGCTGTTGACCAGACCGATCCAGTCTGTGATGCTGCCGGAGTCCTGCTCTTCGACGGGAGCGTTGTTGTCTCCGTACAGACGGCTGTAGGCGTCGCGCGAGAGCATCCCTGAGAGACTGTCACTGACCAGACTCCTCTGCTGGAAGCCCCGACCGTCGGCAGTCATCTGCCAGACCGAAGGCTCAAGCATACGGCGGATGACGCTCTGCGCGACGCCCTGAGCCTGAAGCGGGTTGTTGTCGCTCCGCTTCTGGCCCTCCCAGTTGTCAAGAACGAAGTCCTCGAGCTGATTGATGATACGATCCTCGATCGCATCCTGATCCTGAAGGCTGGGGTCTTCAGGGAGCCATTCGAACGTGTTGCCGAAGCGGTCCATGATCGTGATCGGGCCACGAAGCAGGATCTGTGGGTTCTTGATAACCGTGTCGAGGTCGATGACACCGGTACTGGTGTCGACCCGGACGTAGTTGATCGCGAACTCCTGGTACATCACGTCCATCGCGGCGGCAGCAGCGTACTCGTCGGGGCCAACGCCCTTGTCTGCTGCCTTCGCGTAGAAGGTCTGGAGTGCGGCGGACAGCGAGTCCAGCATCTCATTGGCACCGATGCCAACCTCGAACTGTCGCGCGAACTGAATGGCATCGCGAAGCGCCATGCGCGGGCCGTTGTCGCTGATGACACCCTGCTTGCGCTCGTCGCGAGCCTGCGAGAGCTGGGCGCTCACGTCAGCCTGGGCGAGCTGCTCGTCACGGATCGTCTTCGCGATACCGGCAGTCGCGATCTGGAGGTCCGAGATCGCCTTGCGCTGCTCGGTGCCCGCGACCGGTGCACCAAAGCGGAGCATCGCGTTGGCATCGAAGGAGGCAACGTCGCGGTACCAGGCCACGAACGGAGCCTGGTTGCCACGATACTCGTTGTTCAGGAGACGAATGAAGTCTTCGACTCCGCCGCCATTGTTGAAGATCTCCTCGACCTTGTTGAAGAAGCGAGCCTCGTTCAGACCGGTCGGGTCACCTGCTGCCAGCTTGAAGAACAGCTGGTGGAATCGGTCGTCGAGCTTCTCGTAGTCCCGGACGTGACCAGTCTGGTTGTCCGGGTTCTCGAGGTCGGTGCGCGTCTGGACAGACAGAGCGCGGTAGCTCAGGATCGCCGAGTTGAGCAGGATGGACAGCTCGGCCTGCTTCGGCTCCATGAGCAGAGCCTCGTACAGCCACGGAGCCATGAGGGTCTCGACGTTACCGTCGTCGTTGCGCTCCGTGCGCTCGGAGAAGACACCGACCATCTTGGGGTCGTAGACCGCCAGGGACATGACTGCCTGGCTGATGCTCGGGTTCTGCTGCAGGAACGTCTGCAGGTTCTCCAGAGTGAGTGTGCGCTGCTCCGGCAGAGCGGCGGCGTGCATACCCTGGTGGATCTCTTCGACGATGTTCCAGACCTGCTTCGAGACCTCGCGCGACTGGTTGGCGGACTCGCCGATCGGGTCGCCATTGTCGTTCGTGCTGAGGTCGAAGTTGGCAGCTTCCTCGATGGAGTCGACGAGAGCCTTCCACGGCGTGACGCCTGCCTCACGCGCGTGCGCCTCTGTGTAGGGCAGGTCGTGCTCGGTGATCCGCTCTGGGTAGTTCTCGGTCGCCTTGGCAGACTGCATCCAGGAGTGGCGGCCACGGTAATCCTGGCCATAGTACGAGCGGTAGAGCTGGTCGACCGTCACGTTGTCGTTGGCGGTCACACCCTCACCCGCGATGTCTGCGACAGACATCTGGCCGAACACGTAGACGAAGGCCGCACCGGCGTTCTTGCGGTGGATCGGTGCCTTCGCGTCAGTGCGACCAGGCTGGGTCATCTTCTTGAGCTTGGCGAACCGAGCCTGGAGGTTCACGTCGAACTCGATGAGCGGGCCATACTTGGCCTCGTCGATGTCGAGTGACCGCGCAAGCAGGGACTGAGTCAGCGTGACCCAGCCGCGCTGCTCACCATTGTCGAAGAACGGAACAGCCATGGAGCCGAGGACGGCGACCGGAATGCGCTCACCGTTCACGGCGCTCTCGTCTGACATGGCCTGGAGCCAGGTCACGACACGAGCATTGACCTCAGAGTCGGCGTACGCCTGGTCGAGGGCAGACTCGATCTCGCCCTGACCGAGCTGCAGGTACAACTGCTGCAGCTCAGCCAGGAGCGGTTCCTCCCGATTGACGTGGTGGCGAGCCTCGACGGGAGTACGGAGCGGGCTGTAGCGAAGCTCCTGGAAGATGCGGAACATATCGGCCGCAGGGCTTTGCAGGAACATTGTGCGCCCACGGGTCGCGGCAGCACGCTCACGGATGACAGGCCCGCCCTGGCGAGCAGGGATTGGGTCCTTGGGACGGAACGGAACAGGGTCCGGAGCCTTGACGACGGCCAGCTTCTCGCTGAACTCTGCCATGCCGTTGCTGAAGAGCCGGTTGAGGCGCTCGGGAACGTTGAAGAGCTCCTGCCGACCCTTGGCGAGCAGGCGACTGGCGAGCTCCGGCTCACGCATCACGGCTGTAACGAAGTCGCGGATCGCATCCGTGGAGCCGTTGCGGATCTGCACGAACGCCAGCGTGATGAGGCGGTTCATCTCGACACTGTCGTCGACCTGGGCAGCGATCGCGGCACGAATCTCGCGACGAGTCGAGAGCAGGAGGTCAGTCAGCTGAGCCGACGAGTTTGCCTCACGGTAGGTCTCGAGCCACGCTTCCTCGAAGTGACGAACTGCGATCATCGACTCGCGACCGCCGACACCGTCCTTGCGCTCTCCGACACCTGTGATGGAGCGCTCGCCACTGCGGGCACGCACGAACTGGTCCGGGGTCGTCGCAAGTCGCTGGACCGACCGGATGCGGTCACCATCGAAGTCGCCACCGATCGCTTCGAGCAGGCTGTAGGACACCTGCGCCGTCTGGTCTGCTCCCATCTCGGACATCTTGTTCGAGATCATCGGGATGAGCAGCTGGAAGCTGATGTCCTGGTCGATCGGGTCGCGAGCGAAGTTCAGGCTGACTGCATAGGCGCGGGCCAGGGCCGTCTCGGGGTCTGTCGTGATCAGGGCCTCAGGCACGTTCGCGTTGGTGTCGACCGGCTGGCCCGTTGCCCAGTTGTTGAGCACTGCGTTGACCGACTCGACCACAGCGCGACGAGTACCGAAGTTGCCCTGGCTGTAGGCCTGAGCCGCGTTGCGCATCCAGGGCAGGAGCAGATCGAGCTGCGTGACAGACTGACCGGCGAGCTGCTGAATTGCGGGGTCGATCTGCTGGTCGGCAGCACCGCCCTGCGCCATGAGTGCCAGGGCAGTGCGCTGGTCGACCAGCATCATGTTGGCGCGGTTCGCCGAGACCTGGATGCGGTCGCCGGGAATCCGAGTATCCTCGAACGAGGTAATGCGGACATACGACTTCGTGTTCGGCGCGGCGTTCCGCATCGTCTGCTCGGCGAGCGCCAGGCGGGCGGTGTCGAGTCGGTCCTGGGCAGCAGGGTCGTTGGTCGCGATCGTGCGAGCCTGCTTGAGGCCAGCGTTGTTCACGGCCTGCTTCATGACCTGGGTCTGCACGGAGTTCAGCGTGGCCTCAGCCCGCTTCTGCGTGTCAGTCAAGCCGCTCCAGCGCTTCTCCCAGGCCTTGCGCTCGTCGCTCGTCTGCTCGCCACGCAGCATCACGTGGGCGGCGTAGGCCTGGGCCTTCATGCGCTTCTCGCCGGTGCGGGCCATGACAGCACCGCCAGCGCCCATGCCGAGACCCATGGACAGGCCCTGGGTCGCGGACTGAACGATGGAGTCCAGGTCGAAGGGGCTACCTGTAGCCCACTGGTTCAGAACTTCCTGGACGCCTTCTTCGTAACCCTCGGACAAGCCGGTGACAAGTGTTGCGCCCCAACCAGCACCAGCCTTGCCCTCAAGCCGCTTGATGGACTGGTAGAGATCATCTGCAGTAACTTTCGCCCCACCGGCTCGGATACGAGCAAGCGAGCCAGCGGCGATACCTCGGAAGGCTTCGCTGGGTGCGAAGAAGCTGGGAGCAATTGAAGCTCGACCAACGGCTCGGCCCTGCTCGTCGAGCTTGAAGTTGAAGCCTCCGGCCTCTTCACGCTCAAGTCGCTGGCCAAGTCCAGCGCCACGGCGAGCCGAAGCACTGAGCATTCCCTGCAATCCGAAGGACTGAATGGCATCGATGCCGAACGAGCCCCAAGCAGAGGCAGCACGGAAGGGATCAGCCTCGCCCTGGTCGTTGGTGTAGATCGACTGGAACTTGCCGGATCGGTCGTTGAAAACCTCACCCTGGTAGGCCAGCTGGGAACCCTGACCAAGTAGCTGGGACCCGATGCTCCCAAGATAAGCCGCTCGACCGGCCCCTGCACTTGAGCCGAACGAGTCAACCACGCCCGCACCGAATCGGGCAACATCCCACCAACCGTTGCGGAGGGACTGTCCGGTCTCGGGGTTGACGGCGTACCAGTCGGACTCATTGTTCCACTTCCCTCCGCCTGCGATGAGGTCCTGGCCACCCATGACGATGTTGGTAGCAGGGGTGAGTGTCTGGCCGTAGACCTGCCCGAACGACTGCAGGGCTTGGGCGACACCTGCACCGGGCTTGCGCATCTCTGCGGTCCGGATGAGGACCTGCTGGCGCGCGATGTTCTCCTGGATCAGGTCGCGGTTCATGACGCCACCGGTAACACCAGCAGCGGCACCAAGAGCACCGATGCCGAGCAGGACGCCGAGGGGCGCGCCGATGCCGGTCGAAGCCGCAATGGCTGCAGCAGCGCCCATCGCGGTCACGGCACCACCGGCACCGGTTGCGACAGGGATCATCGCATCCTGGAAGCCACTCTTGGTGTTCTTGTCCTTCTGGACGTCGACCTGGTCCTGGAACTCGCGGGCTGACCGGCCTGCTCTTGCGTCCGTCTCGTTCGCCAGTCGCTTGTTGTCGACCATCTCAGCGAGTCGGTCGGTGTTACCAGCGTGGGCCAGCTCGTCGTCCGACAGAGTGACACGGCCCATCAGCTGGTACGCCGACTGCTTGTCTACCTCAGGGTCCTGGAACAGGTTGTACTGCTTCTGGCCGTCGCGGTACACGTCACCGAACTGGACACCATACTTCGAGTCATCGCGAGTGACGATACCTGTGAAGTCCTTGCGACCGTAGATGTCGAGGGCCTTGCCAGCCTTGTTCTGCTCGTCGATCTGCTTGTTCCACGTCTCGTAGAACTTGTTGTCGAACGAGTTGGCGACATCTCCGCGCTGCCCACCGCTCAGTGCCTTCGGGCTGGAGTTGTCCTGGACTCCACCGCCACCGAACTTGGCCCAGTTCGTGCGCTGAGGAGCAGGCTGGGAAGCAGGACCTTGCTGGTCCGAACTCGTGCCGCCGAATGCGGACCAGTCTTTCGCCACTCTTAGCCTCCAGATAGATGAGCTCTAGGACTATCATAGCCGGTCGCGAGCCACTTCGCTGGGGCGCGGCGCGGCGCACAATTGCTAGCTTTCGAGCAGGGGACTAAGTCCCGGCGGCGAGCTCGCAACCTCGCTGATCCGGAGCCCAGTCCCAGACTAGTGCTCGAGTCCTGGAACTAATTAGAGCTGCAGACCCGAAAGCTGTGGATCTCGGCGACCGCTTTGCTGCGAGGTTTGAAACCTTGTGCTACATGGTGATGTGGCCACGAGAGTGTAAGAATTTGGAAACTTTTTCGGAGCTGATCGATGTTATTACATTAATAACAACACAACAACTATACCCCCCTACTATGTATATAGTAGGAGTAAGTGACATTAACATGTCACATCTAAGTAGCTTTAGCTACAATATCAATCGGATTTTTCAGTACAATTCGGTACAACTATGTTACAAGGAGTAACAATGAGCTTTGGTGAGCAGCTTGTCAGCAACATGTTCGATCCCACGAACATGATGGTGCAGCAGATGATCGCACAGCGTGGCATCGAGTCACGCAATCAAGGCCAGTCGGCTTTGGCCATGGGCACAGTAGCGCAGCAAGCGCTGTGGACCTATGACGCCAATGGGCGACTGGTCATGCGTGACATCGATGAGGCCATGAGCATTGCTCAGGGCATCGCATCGATGAACGCGAAGCCGTCGGCACCGGAGGCGCAGACGCTCAGCGTCACGGACGTCGTCAACATCGTGCAGCAGGTCTTGGCCACGCACAGCGTGAGCAAGACCAAGAAGAAGAAGCGTAAGGCGTAAGCCTGAGCTTCAATAAGAGACAAGTGGCATTAGCCACTTGTTTCTTTTTATAAACAACAATGTAACGAGAATACCACCATTCCACGTCTTTGTTCTAGCTTATTGCGCTTGCGCCACTGACTAGTGGCGAGACTCCAAACTAAGACGTGGTCAATGATGAAAATCAAAAATAGAAACACAATGTGCAGCATGCACATTGTGTCATTTTTAATTACATTTTTGAATTATTTAAGACGAGCTCAGTATTGAGCTCGTCATTTTTGGTACGCTTACTATCGCGTATCATGCACGATAGGAGAACAAATAGGTGGCATGTCTCCATGCGAGACATGGACAGGTAGGCTGCAACTAATCGCGTATCTTGCATATCAGGCAAAACTAGCAGTTTCATCAAATAACACTATGATCTCAAATTTCTCTATGTATATCTTTTCCAAATTCTATACACTCTTGTGTACATGACTTCAATCTGAAGTACATGTACACAGCTCAGATCATAGTGTTCCGCGATAAAACGTATTGTTTTGAGTGATACACAAGATACACAATTAGAGTGAGCAGCCCTGACCATGGGAGACATGGGGTCATGCCACCAATTTGTTTACTAATCCAAGCGATATGCGATTGGTGACAGCTCTGCTACACTTCGTCGCAGAGCTTGTCGCACCAGCCTAGTGCGATCAGGACTTGGCACAAGTACTAGTCAAGCGGCGGTGGTTTGTTGGGTTGTTTACATCTCGTTTCACGTCATCTCATAGACCCGTTCATGCTTTGTCTCACTGTTGTAGGCTCACTGCTGTGAGCGCAACACTGCTGTGTTGCTACAATTGGAAATGTTTTTCGGTAGAATAGGAGACAAAAGGTTTTCTATCTAATGAGGAGAATGAGAGAACATGGGTGAGGTATACACCACATGGAACGAGATCATTGGTCTCGTTATCCTGTATAGCGCTGTGTTCCTGCTCGTTGGAGCAGCCATCGCGTGGGTCGTGGCATCGTACCTGCACGACCGCAGGGACAGCGCTGTTCCTGCTGAGCAGCCACTGGTCGGCGACATTAGTGAGATCTCGGTGGTATTGCGTGATCCGCTCAACGACGTGATCATGGAGCGGCGTGAGTTTACAAACGCCTATGACATGGTCAGCTACATGCTGGTCAATAAGGACTATGACCAGTCCATCACCGTCAAGCGGCAGAACGGCTCGTACGTTCGCGCTGAGACGGTCACGAGCTCCTAGCCGCAGGCCCGACTGCGAATCTGGGGAGCAGGCGGGGCGGCGTAGCTGGGGAGCAACACGCCGTCCTGCCTGCATAATACTTACAACATGGAGGAATCATGAGCGAGATGAGTATCGAGGAAGCGTTCGAAGACGACAGTCTGACGAACCTTCAGATCTTCGACCTGTTCCCGCAGTACACGTTCGATTGGATCGTGCGTCGGCGCAGGCAATATCGCAAGGCAAAGAACCTGCCGCCGACTCCCAAGGGACGCAGGAGTCGAGATGTCAGCGGCGAAGGCCAGCTGTTGCGGGACTACGAGGATGACAGCGTTACGCTGGAAGTCATCGCAACCAAGTATCCGGGGCTGTCATATGACCAGCACCGGCGAGCAAGGGCTGCACATCGCGAGAGCGTGGGCATGCCTGCGAGTCGTGGCAAGGGCAGAGCAAACTACGTGGCTCAGGAGTTTCGACGGAGCCACATCGACAACCTGTTCGACGTCTTTACGGACGAAGAACAGAGCGAGATCTGGTCTCGTTGGACTGAGGCCAACGAGTCGGATCCAGCCATGCTGAAGGCAGGTGCAGACCTGCTAGAAGACGGCTGGCTTCCGAACGAGATCGTACGCGCACACAAGGACTGGCTGAGGCGTCAGCTGGTTGCGGAGCTGGATACAGCTCTGGCACGCCATGTCATCTGACGAGGACGATATCGTCGACCTTGCACTACAATGGATCGAGGAACAATATGAAGCAGTACACGTCGCAGGGTCAGCACGTCCGTCGCGTTGAGCGACTGCCGTTGCCTGTCCTGCTCGTCGCTATCCTGCTGGCAGCAGCGCTTGCGTTTACCGCAGGCACTGTGGTTGGCAGGGTGATGATTCACCCGCAGGAGAAGCTTGTGATCGGTCACAGCGTCTGCCTGTCGCCGAGCTGGGCAGCACGCTTCGACGACCGGTGTCGTTGATGCGTGAGTACTGGCTGGGAAGCCAGCACAGCAGGTCGTGGAATCCCAACCCAGTACTGACAGGCTATCGTGATCTGGAAACAGATCAGGATCGCGTGGCGTACTGGCTCGAGCTCGACGTGCTTCTACGTGAGCTCAAGGATGGAATACTCGACTGGCGTGTCGTTGTCATGGTGGAGCCTGAGCATCTGACTCAGGCGCACAACGTGATCTTCAGACACCTGAAGCAGTTGGGCTACATCACTGAGACCGACGATGAGATCATCGTCACTGTGCCGGGGTCGCGCGAGCGGCCGTAGAACAGGGCATAATAGTAGTACGCCCAACCACCGCCCTCGGTGCGTGGGGGTCGATCCGGCACCGGCGTCCCGGACCGACCCTCGCACACTGAGTACGAATCCACTCAGTCGCCAGTGCACTGGCGTAACCATCCGGAAGGAAAACATCATGGCACCCAAGGCCACCACCACCGAGTCCGAGGTCAGCGAGAAGGCCGCAGCGACGCGTGCGGAGATCGGCAACCGTCCCCGCCAGAGCGTGAAGCGCTTCGTCGAGTACTTCAACATCGTGAACACGCTGGCGCCCGAGCGCGTCGAGGAGCTCTTCGGCGACCAGACGCCCATCGTCGGTGCGCACGCCGACGAGGTCGACAACCCGGTGATCGTCGCCCGCGAGAAGGCGGACGCCGCGCAGCTGGAGCTCGCCGTCAAGGCGCTCCAGAACGAGGACCCGCTGAACGGCTACGCGGGATTCGTGTTCAACGAGGACGCGCTCGCCGAGAAGCTGCGTGAGCGCAAGCCGCGCGTCGTTAAGACCGTCAAGGAGAAGGTCCAGGACGTCCTCGCCTCGGCATCGCCGGAGGACCTGGCCGACCTCGCCGCGCTGCTCAAGGAGCAGGGCGTCGAGCTCTGACACCAGACCCGCTACCTGGGACGCAAGGGCCGGAGCCACTCAGTGGTTCCGGCCCTTGTGGTAGCGATAAGGAGCATCATGAATACATGTCCGTTCTGTGGTGCTGAGAACACGCACTACATGACACACATCTGTCCTGGATGCACGTGCTACATTACAGAGATGCGCATACCAGGCGAGCCGCAGATGGGATCATATCTGGAAGCCGAATGGAATCCAGACTGTCCTGTTCATACGGCAGTGGTTCTTGGCTATGACTAAGGTCGAGGATCTAACCCGTCTCGTCAGCTACAACATGAAGCTTGACGACGTACTGCAGCAGTGTGGGTTGCCTTTCATTCGCATGTATATGGGTGAAGGCAGGCCATACGAAGTGCAGCTCGGTCGTGGCAGACCTGCACTGTTTGTTACGATCACACCGCTACCTGAGAGCAAGGTGCGCTTGACTATCATGCCTGTTGGTATGATCAAGCACACCAGCATTCAGGAGATGGATGATGTCCTGCTTAAGCAGAGACTGTTCAAGTTCTTTAAGGAGATCGCATGAGTGAACGCTCAGTCCAGCCGCTCAAAGAGCTGTGCAATATCGACGCACAGAGCGGAGCTTGGAAGCTCAAGAACTACTCGATCGTACGCGTTGAGCGTGTCGAGACCAACACCAGCAAGTCAGCTCAGTACAAGGGTCCGTACACGGAGCGACAGACTCCGTACATGATCTTGCTTCAAGGCGAGAAGCGTTGGCGTCGTGTGTATGCCACACCGATCGGCAACGTGTCGAGCATGTACTTCAAGGTCTACAACACCGCTGTTCCAAGCGGTGTCGTGTTCTGTGAGCTGGCTCTGGACGAGGCATTGCACAGGCCAGGTGACTAATGCCTGCCTCACGAATCGTGCAGTTCGTGTGTCCCGCTTGCGGTGACCTGATCGAGCTGCACAACGTGGACCTCAACTATGTGGAGGTCATGATCAAGGACGTTGCTGCTGATCTGAAGCAGGGACGTCACAGTCCATGTGCGCTTGAAGCACTCAAGTTCGCACTCGTTGCGCACCTTGACCCCGGTTCCGAGGTCATGGTGCTGCAAGAAACCACGTCACAACAAGTCGACCGTCTGCTTCTGGAGGTAAGCAATGAAGGTTCTCGTGATCAACGAGCGCAAGGCAGTGAAGATGATGAAGGCGAAGGCGAAGCGCGAGCAGGAGCGTGAGCACATCCAGTGGCACCGGCGTCAGGCTGAGTCCATGAGGACAGCAGCTCAGATGCGGCGCAACTGGCTCGACGAGAACAGAGCGTCCGCTGATCCTGAGCACGTGACGTACATCGAGACTGAGATCGAGCAGCTTGAGGTTGCTGCGATCGAGATGGACAACGCCAAGTGCCTGGACCCGGAGCTGCATCACGCGCTGTCGGGCGGCGACGTCGGAGACTGACCCCCGTCGCACGCCACACGCCACGCTCTCGCACCCGCGCGGGCCACCCAATGGTACCCCACTTGGGTGGCCCGCCGTCGCGAGAGTGGGGCGCCTGTGGCCTAATAACTTTCGTAACGCTTGTAACGTCAGTCACAAGGGAAACCATGGCCAAGCAGGTTCATGGTATAATGGAGTACCGCGTCGCAGGAAGGAACCGATATGACGCACAACATTCGCAAGACCGATAAGGTCCTCGCAGTCCGGGAGCCCATGTGGCACGGGCTCGAGGACCTTCTTGCAGAGGCCCCCACACGGGCTGAAGCAGAGAAGCTCACGATGAACTTTCAGGTTCTTCGTGAGGACATCTACCGCAAGGTCTACCATGCGGATATGACCGAGACGTTCGAGCTCATCGAAGACGAGCAGATCAACGTCCGGTCGGACACCGACATGGTGATGGCTGCAGTGCCGCGTGATCGGCCTGAGATCCAGCCGTCCGAGATGTGGGACATCGTCGAGCAGATCCAGAAGAAGAACAAGGGCGTTCTCATCGAGACCGCAGGCACGCTCCGCGATGGGCGTGACGCCTGGATTCTGCTGAAGCTCGACGAAGAGATCACCATCAAGGGTGATCCCAGCGGTACGGCATTCAGCTATCAGGCGCTGCAGAACTCGTGGGTGCCCGGCAAGGCATGCCGCTTCCAGAACACGAATGTCCGCATTCAGTGCTGGAACACGTCGTCGTACACCGACCTCGTGGCGGACATGCAGAACATGACGCTGAGCCTGGCTCACACGACGAACCTCAAGGAGCGGCTCGACGAGATTACGGACTTCCTGGCGGAGTGGCGGCGAGGCATCGACCTCTGGCGCGAAGCCAAGGAGTATCTGGCGACGGTGAAGGTCAACACGGACCAGACCATCTGGTTCGTGAACAACTTCATCAACGAGCCGCCGGAGTTCGCGACGTCGGATCGTGTCAAGAAGAACGTCAAGGACGCACGTGCCGCTCTCACGCTGGAGCTGTACAACGGGTTCAGCGACGGCGTGCGTGGCACGGCGCTCGGCCTGTTCGAGGCAGCGTCGTCCTACACGGGACACGTGAGGACTGCCAACAACAAGTACACGCGCTTCAAGCGGGCGATGCTGGACAGCTCCACCATCCTCGCTGACGCTCGGGAGCTCGCTCTCGAAGCGGCAACTGTCTGAGCACTCGGCTCAGCAATCACAAGGAGAATCAATGGTTGTCGACGTATACGTCAAGCCTGAGCCGAAGAAGAAATCTGAGGAGTGTCGGCAGTGCATCATGACTGAGAAGATCATGGTGGACAAGGACGTGGAGTATAATCGCCACGTCATCACCGACGCAGATGCGGAAAAATTCCGCGGCATGGGATTGCTGTCAGCACCAGTGGTTCTCGTCCACACAGATGGGGAGCTCACCGATTCGTGGGCAGGCTTCAGGCCTGACAAGATCGGTGGGCTCCTCGCTTAATAACGAGGAGACTAGCAAGTGACAAGCATTAACAACAACCCGACCGAGCAGCTTGCGATCGTGACGCAGATCAAGGATCGGCGGAAGAAGCGCAAGCAGGAGCGTGACGTTCCGGAGAACACAGTGATCCGGTTCAAGCTTCGTGTGTCCACTCAGGACACGCCAAAGAAGCGTACGTACGTCGCGCTCTACGTCGACGGGCGGTGGTGGACGACCAGCACTATTCGTGGTGGTCGGCCCGGTCAGCTCATGAGCAACGAGCAGATGCTCGCTCTGCTTGAGAGCAAGGACGTGACTCGTGTCGAGGTCGCGTCTGCGTGGGACGAGATCGACTGATGGGGCACAAGCACAAGCTGGAGATATCGGAGCCAGGTTCTGGCCCGATCATCTACTTCAAGTGCGCAGACCCGGACTGCGGTAAGCAGCTCCTGGTCACCAAGGACATCATGCGTGAAGCATTGATGGAACCGATGTACATGGGCGTTGCATGGGTCTACGATCCCGTGCACGGCAATCAGTACATCTAAGTAGCAGACAACATCCACTGAGAAGAAGGACAAGCAACATGGCACCTGCAGCAACGAAGTCGCGTGAGAAGGTCGAGATCCCTTGGCCGAAGAACCTCGTCATCGAGGGTCCGATGTCGTTCCCGCTCACGAGCGTGGCCGACCTCGACGCCATCAAGGACTGGCGCGCCAAGCGGAAGATCGCGGCGCCGGAGTACGACGACAAGATCGGCGTCAACATCCTGCTCACGCAGGAGAAGTACGAGAAGGCCGTCGACTACCTTGAGAACGTGTACATGCCGTTCACCGGCATCTACCACGAGCTCACCGGCAAGGGCGTGGACCCTGCCGCGCAGGCTGATCTGCTCGCGCAGATCAAGGAGCGTAAGTGGACCACGCTGGAAGGGCGCAAGGAGAAGCCCAACCTGCCGATCCGAGAGCTGACAGACAGCGATCGGGAGAACATCGACACGGACCTGTACACGTTCAAGATGAAGGTCTCGGGACCGTACGAGGCGGACTTCGAGAAGAAGGCCATCATCAAGAACGACCAGGGCCGGCAGGTCGCAGTCGAGCTGAGCAAGATCGATCTGCCGACCTCGCGTCGCGACCCCAACCAGCTGTGGTGGGGAAGCAACTGGCACTTCCGTGTGCCGATGAAGATGAACGCCTTCGAGCGCGCATCGCTGGGCATCACTGCCTACGGGTCAGTCCTGTTCCTGCTTCCGCATCTGGGCCTGCCGATCTCCGGCGGCACGGATGAGGCGCAGGTCCTGGAGGACGGCGACGACTGGGAGTAATCCCAGGAACGGGCGGCGGGTCACATGGCCCGCCGCCCACATTCTAGATTAGAACACTACCGAGGGATCAGGTAATGGAGCACATCTTCTGTGGGACCGTATGGTCCACGTACAAGGTTAAGAACAACGAACGTACTGACGGCCGTCGACACGGCTGTCGGTTCCCGCGCCACCACCGTGGCAGCATCTGCATGTGCGTCTGCGGGAAGGCGCACAAGAACATCGACAAGCCTGAGGAGGCTACGAATGAGCTCGTTGACGAGCGCAGTTAAGTGGTGCACGTTCGAATGGGATGGGAATGATGGGGAGCGCTACCGCTGTGCCAAGCCAGCTCATCCGAACGATGATGAGCACGCCGGACCGAACGGGGAAGAGCCCGTGCAGTGAGTGCGGGATTCGTTACCCATGGCGTGACTTCAAGACGTGCAGAGCATGTACAACTCTCGTACGTTGTGAAGTTGCATCATGCAACGAGTGGGTCCGGACTGTATTCTCGACCTGCCGCAAGCACACAGCACTCATCAGAGCGTATGGTGGCGAGCCGCGTCGGCTCCCGCTATCGCTCGATGATCGAGACAGACTAAGGACAGACATGACACAGGAAGTACTGGATGCGGTCGGTACAGACGACCGCTACAGAGACCCGACCATCCTGCGCTTCAGCGCATCGGTGGCGAGTCGGTATCACAAGTGCCATGGCTCGGCTAACCTGACTGTCGCGATTCCGGGCTTCGAATTCCCGGCACCGAACGACAGTGGGTGGAAAGGCGTAGGCACACAGCTCCACGAAATTTTCGCGGTTGCGCTTTCTGACTGGAAGAAGCTGCTTGTCATAGCAGCATTCCTGAAGGAGCTCGTGACCCGAAGGGACCGTGTCAAGCTGCTGGCTGACAAGAAAGCCTTCATCATCTGGTGGTTCATGATCGCGAAGACAGCACCGCCACTGGACTATGATGTGGTGGCGCGTGGTCTGGTCTACAAGGTTCCTACGGTCGACGTGGACGGCAACGTCAACGGTGAGCGTGAGAAGGCTGTGGAGCCGCGCTACGTCGTGGCTATGGCCGAGGCGATGGAGTACGTGTACGACATCATCAAGGCCATGGACCCTGACACGCTGCAGATCTTGACGGAAGTTAAGAAGGAAGCGTGGTGGCTGGAAGGCAAGTACAAGACCACGGTCGACTTGATCGTCATGGACAAGAACGAGTTCCACTGCCTCGACTTGAAGATGGGAGACATCCCAGTCGAGGCATACAAGAACACACAGCTGATGTACTATGCTGTGACGTTCGGTGGGATCACGTATGAGTCTGCGACGCTTCACATTATGCAGCGCAACAACATGAACGTGTGGGTCGTCAAGCAGGACGAGCTCAACGAGTTCATGCATGACATTCAGGACAGCGAGCGTGCGATCCTTGCCGGTGACGTGAGTCTCAAGGCAGGGTCGCACTGCACGTTCTGTCCTGCCAATCCACGGTCGAGGTCTGACCGTGGTTCCAAGGTCTGCCCCGCTATGCAGGAGCTTCTGTATGGAAGCGACGACAAGGCGAAGGCAGAAGAAGATGCACTGGCAGAAGGGGACTGGTGAGGATGCCTGACAAGGTAACACTCAGCGACGATGAGGTCATGACCATCATCGAGCGTGCTGGGATCGAGATGGACACGCCAGCAATGGCGGAGTTCTGGACGGCAGTCAGCGAGTTTCAGGACTCGCTGAATCTGCTCGTGGACTGCATCATCGATCATACCGTGAGGCTGATCAATGAGCAGGCGTAAAGCCACACAACAGTGGCAGCAGAAGCTGGCAAGCAAGGATACACCTGAGTACGAGGAGCTGAACGACGAGGTCTACAAGAACATATCGTCGTCGCCTCACTTCGAGGACTCAATCGGCTGGCACGTCGCTTGGCAGGAGCGTCGAATGAAGACGCGCACCGCTCGTGCATGGGTGCGTCGTCTGCTCTGGCGCTACGGCACCGACCTTGGTGGAGCGACGCGTGACACGCTCTACCGCGAAGCGTATCGGTTGTACCAGGAGGCTGTGAAAGATGCTGAGTACAAGATCTTCGATAATCTCATGGAGCTTCTCGGAGAGCAGCCGCGTGTGCCGTATCTCTGGATGGTCAAGGACGGCAAGGTTTCGCAGGAGGAATACGACCAGGCGAGAGCTGAGCTCGACGTCTGGTATGCGAAGCTCTACGCGCTGCGTAATGCTGCGCGCCTGTCGGACGATTACGTGGACATCCCGACCGACTACGAGGTTACATTCAAGTTGAAGGACAAGGAGGCTACGACCGAATGACGTATGGACTCGACTACGAGACCTGGTCCCGCACCAATCTTCCGGTGCGGGGCCTGGCGAACTACGTTGCTGATCCTGAGTTCAAGACGCTCATTTGTAGCGTGGCGGACGCAGACGGCGAGCTCACCTACGACTGGATCTTCGGGACTATCTGGAAACGAGGTAACCCAGTCAATGCGTTGGGGCATGACCGTGATGAAGTCTCAAACGGTCTACAAGGCTGGTTGGCAGATGCCAATCAGGGTCCAATCATGGCACACAACGCTCCGTTCGAGCGCGAGGTCACGCACTGGTGGTACGCGGACTTTGACCCGTTCAAGTTCGAGGACAGTGCTGTGGACGCTCGCATCTGTGGTGCGGAGTCCAAGCTCATCGTGGCATCGCGACAGCTGACGAACAGCCACAAGCTGGAGGAAGGCAACGACCTCGTCATGCTGTTCTGTGTACCCAACGAGTGGTATCCGGATGGGCCAACTCCGGAGCTGATCGAGAAGCACGGGCACATGAATAAGTGGATGCGCTTCATCGAGTACTGCGAGATGGACGCTAAGGGTAGCAGAGAGATTCGGCTGGTCGCACAGAAGCTTGTGGACCAGTTCGACCCGATGCTGCTGATCCGTGAGGCGTACAACGAGCAGGCAACGTGGGAGCAGAACCAGGCTGGCTGGACGGTGGACCTGCCTCTCGTCAAGAAGATGAAGACGAGGGCGTGGGCCAACGGTCTTATCGAGCAGAAGAAGTTCATGGATTCGACTGGCGAGGTTATTAACTTCAACTCGCCAGCACAGCTGAAGAAGTACTGCGAGGATCGGGGCGTACGCGTCAAGAGCCTTGACAAGTACAACCTGCCTGTCCTGCTCGACAAGGTCAGGGATGACATCCTGACCACTATGACTGAGGACTTGAAGCCCGAAGGCGACGAGCCGCTGGTCATGACGGTGTCAGAAGACACCTGGGTCTGGCGGCGTGACATGCTGGGTCAGCTGTCGCCAGAGGCAGAGCGCAAGGTCCGTAAGCTCCGTGAGGTGCAGGCCTTGCTGGAGTGCAAGCGAGAGATGGGTGGAAGCACGCTAAGTAAGCTGCCGAAGATCCTGGACCTCGTGAGTGAGGACGGACAGCTCCGAGACCAGTACATGCACTGTGGTGCTGGTCAGACTCTGCGTACCACGGGACGCGGCGTGCAGATGCAGAACATCGCTAAGCTCGTCGTGGACGCGGACGGTAACCCCGTCCGTGAAGTTGACTCGGTCTTCGACCTGACAACAACGTGGACCAACGTCGACATGGCAGGTCAACTTCGTCAGGTCTTCACAGCCAGTGAACCTGACGGGAAGATCATCGTCGGTGACTTCAGCGCAGTGGAGTCGCGCGGACTGGCCTACCTCGCAGGCGAAGAGTGGAAACTCGACGCCTACAGGGAAGGCAAGGACGTGTACAAGGTGCTGGCATCGAAGTACTTCGGCGTGCCGTACGAAGAGGTTACCAAGGAGCAGCGACCGAGAGGCAAGTACTCGGAGCTGAGCTGTGGCTACCAGGCTTCGGCGTCTGCAGTCCAGGACTTCATGTTCCGCCTTGGCTTCAAGGTCACGCTGGAAACAGCGCTGGAGGACGTGAGCAACTGGCGTGGTGCGAACCCGAAGATCGTGGACTTCTGGTACAAGTTGGACGGACTGCTGAAGGATGCAGTACGTTACAACGAGATCATGGAGGGTCGGATCGGTCACGATCTGATCGTACGCTTCAGCCCGTTCGAGCTACCGTCCATGAGTGCACAGCACCCCGGCTCGTTGTCGCTGTGCATTCAGATTCTGCTTCCGGACGGCATGCCGTTCGTGACGCGCTTCGTTCACGGGTGCTACTTCCGTGGAGACAAGCTCTGCTACTACAAGCCTGCAGAGCGCCTCAACGGAGAGCTGTGGAAGGCAACTTACCAGCATCCGAAGACGAAGAAGGAGACGTACTACAGCATCTACGGTGGCAAGGTCGCAGGCATCCTGACACAGTCGCTGTGTCGTGAGATGTTCTTCGACAGCCTCGCTGACCTGAGGTTCCGGCTCCGCAATGAGCGGAACGTCAGGATCATGGGACAGTTCCATGATGAGATCAATGCGGACTGGGTTCCCCAGGAAGCATGTCACAACGAGGACTGGGTCAAGGAGCAGTTCAGACAGGCTATGACGACGTGTCGTCTGCCTGACTTCCCGTTGGCGGTGGACGTTAAGTCTGCCTACCGATATATCAAGTGAGCTACAGCGGCGGGGCGTGTGACTCCGCCCCGCCGCTGGACCAATACAATGAGGGTGGTGCAATGATTAAGTTGACTGGTGTCGATCCCGGGATTAGGGATACCGGGCTCGTGACAATCAGTCTCGATCCCGACAGAAAGCAATGGGCCGTGGAGACACGTGTCTGGAGCGACGTCACAGAGCAGAGCAAGAAACAGGACGTGGTCCTGGACCCGCAGTTCATTACGGAGCTGAGTGCGTACGCGTACGTGACTCAGCCTACGCTGTCAGCCGTGGAGGGCTACAGACAGCGTGGACGTAACCAGGCGAACGACCGCAAGATGCTGGCGATGGTCCAGCACTGCAAGAAGCTGATGCCTGGCTCGGTCATCGTGGATAACACGGGTATTAAGAACGTGGTGACGCAGGACATGTTGCACCTGTTCCAGGTACACAGGTTCCCGCACACGAATCACAGTGACCTCGTGAGTGCAGCACGCGTGGCGCTGAAGGTTGGCATTGCCAACCCGATCGTCAACAAGGTGCTGTACAAGTTCGTAATCGACAATGCGACAGGAGCGGACAGATGGCAGCAAACATACTAGTGCCGCAGTCGGTGCGGACGATGGAGAGTCCAGTCACTCCGGAAGAGTGGATGGACGACGGCGCGTGTTTGAACAGGGACCCTGAGCAGTGGTTCCCTGACACACGTGAGGAGATTGCAGAAGCCAAAGAGTTCTGCAAGACGCACTGCAAAGTGCGATTCAAGTGCTTGGCATTCGCCATGCTGAAAGAGAAGCCGTACATCAGCGAGAGCGGTAAGCAGGTTTCAAACCTGCGGTTCGGTGTGTTCGGCGGGCTGGACTCCAAGGAGCGCAAAGCGCTTCAAGAAGAGATTGACAAGAAGGCGGAAGCCGAGAAGGAGATGACAGCATGACCAACATCATCATGGGCAACGTGGAGTACGAGCAGCGCGAGTGCTTCAAGAAAGAGGACCACACGGCACACGTGTGGCACTCGAAGTACTGGTGCCGAGGACTCGGTCTCGACGAGGATGGCTACGTGAAGCAGCCCGACGCGTGGACGCCCGCGGAGCCAGAAGACGCTCCTGCAATCCTGGATGCGCGGACTGCCTACGGCGACAAGGTCCAGAACCAGATCGAACAGGCGGCGATGATCAACGCCTACCTGTCGGGCCGTGAGGTTCGTCCAGTCGACGTGCCGATCATCATGGTGCTGATCAAGTGCCACCGCATCGGCAAGATGCCGGACTACAAGGACAGCTATGACGATGTCGAGGGCTACCTCGCAATCGCCAAGATGGTCATCGGTGGTGACATGATCGAGGCGACGACAGCCGCTGAGTACATGAACATCAAGGCCAACGGGCAGAAGGAACGAGTGATCGAGCTTCGTATTCCGGATCAGAGCGAAGGCTCAGTCATGCAGAGCTGGCTGAACCATCGAGCAGACGGTCCGGCACACCCGTATGAGAACGTCGAGCGTGACATGCTCAAGGACGTTCCGGACGAGCACAGCCCGAACCTCTGATGGTTACCTGGGATGAAGCCGAGCGGGTCTACCAGGCACTGGACCCGAAGTTCGAGGCTTGGTCCCTGGCGCAGCGAGAGGCTTACCTGAAGAGCCTCTCGCTCAAGCGCCAGATGCTGTTCTTCCCTACCGGGCACGGCAAGACCAAGACAACACTGGGAATCCTGGCGGCCAAAGACATCAAGAAGGTCTTTGTGATCGCACCCAACGCGACACACGCTGACTGGAGGCGCGACGCTCACGCGCTTGGAATGGAGGTGTTGATCATGACGGTTCAGAAGTTCCGTCAGGCCGACACCAAGATTCCGCGTGAGTATGAGGCCTGGGCGGTGGACGAGTTCCACCAGCTAGGGGGTCACGATGCCACCGGCTTCGGCAAGTTCAAGCGCATGATGCGCACCTACACAGGTGAAGTCATCATGTCTTCGGCGACTCCGAACTACAACGATCCTGAGCGTGTGTTCTGCGTTCTGCTGATCGGTGACGAGCACCCGGAAACGAACTATCTGGACTGGCTGTGGGAGTATTGCATCTGTAAGACCAGCCCGTTCAAGATCATGCCAGACACGTTCGGCTACAAGGACTACGAGAGCAACATCGAGTTCCTGCTGACGCGTGACTGGGTAAGTTACATCGAGGACAAGGCGGAGTGGGACGAGCGGTGGGTAACACTGCCCGAGACCTACGACGACCTGTTCGAGCGCTTCAATGCAGATACTCGTGAAGAGAAGATCATCAACAGTGAGATGGAGAAGCGCCACAAGCGCGTACGCAACCTCCACACTACTGAGGATGGAACGATCAGACTCGAGATTCTGCAGATCATGCTGACCGAGATGAACAAGTTCCCTCGGTACCAGAAGTGGATGATCTACTGCATGCACAGCAGTGTGTCGAAGGCTCTGTATCGGTCGCTGTCCAACGCAGACAATGTGTTCTACGTGGACGGCGACACGACTAAGAAGCGTCTTGAGGAGCAGAAGCACGGCTTCATAAATGCGGAGCGCGGGTTCCTAATCGGGACCAGCTCAATCGCTACAGGAATGGATGGCGTCGACAAGACGTGCCATGCGATGTTCATCTTGGATGACATCGTCGGCGATGACGCACTGCGTCGTCAGCTCATCGGGAGGATCCTGCCCCGAGGAGCTCAGGACACAAGCCCCAGGCTTGTGATCCGTGCTACCTTTTAGTGCCAAGCATGAGATAATTAAGGATACAGTACTGCACTGAAAGAGGGCGCCATGCTAGAAACAGAGATCGAGAAGTATCTGAAGCAGCTGGTCTATGAAGACCTAACTGCTCTAGAGCGCTTCCGAGTCGAGATGAAGATCCAGATGATTCGTCGTCTGGCACTGGGAAGCAGGTCAGCTATCAATGCCTAGGGTCTACAGTAAGGCAGATCAGATCGCAGTGGCTGTGGCGATGGCTCAGGTCATCGACATGAGACTGTATCGGGGCCTGATCTACATTCCTGTAGACTACGAAACCGATGCGGACAACCCCAGATTGGAACGCACCGTATGGAAGGAACTGGATACCGAGGGCTTGCTTCAACGCGCGAGGGCACTAGACATGCTGTTCTCGTCGCCGCAAGAGTTCTCGAACTTCAGGTACATGCTGATGCAGATGGCTACTCGGGAGTACAATCCTGAGAGTGCCGTCCTCATCAAGCACGACGGTGGCTTGGGGATGCTCACTGACATGGGCGTACAGCCGTTTACGGCAGGCGACTTCATGCCCAACTACATCAAGCACGAGATCATTCCGAAGGAGGACAAGGACTACAAGCTCGTCAAGGAGCTGTTCAAGACGATCTCATCGTGGCTCAACAGTCCAGAGCAGGCACACTCCCTGCTTCACCACCTAGCGACTGCGCTGCAGCCGGGGTGGGCAGCAGTGAAGTATGTACTGCTGCTGGGCGATGGGCGTAACGGTAAGGGTACGTTGCTCAAGATGATCTACAAGCTGCTGGGGGATAGCAACATCAGCGGTGTGCAGAGGCAGGCGATGGCGGCTCAGCGTCCGATCATGAAGACGCTGAACAACAAGCTCGCGAACGTAGTATTCGATGGTCCACAGCAGTACATTCCGGAGTCCGGTCCTGAGAAGACCGTAGTCGCCGGTGAGCCGCTGATCATCGAGATCAAGTTCGAGAATGAGCCGTTCAAAGTTCAGACCAATGCACTGTTCATCGAGGCTCTCAACAAGGAGCCGAAGAGCAGGGACAAGTCTGCGGCGATCCAGAAGCGCATCGTTCGCTTCCAGTTCCCGAACACATACGAGGATGACTTGAACTTCCTCGCCTACATGCAGAGCGATCGTATGATCGATGCGCTCCTGACTCTGCTGTGGGAACACTGGGTGACAGAGGATGAGCTTGCCGTTAAGCTCAAGCCGTCGAACCTCAGTGAAAGACTGCAGATTTCGCAGATCGCCGACACCTCTCCAGTGATGGCGTATCTCGAGGATGTGGTTCGTAAGGACAGCACACTGCTGGACAACCTCCGGAGTGGCGAGTACCGAGCAGACACGCTCGCGGACTCGATGCAACCGTGGCTCCACACACAGGGCTACGGAGACCGTACGGCCAACGACATCTGGGATCTGCTTAAGGAGCACTTCGTGATCGAGCGAGTCGTTCGGCGCGAGAATGGACGTCCGGCAAACCGGCGTCTGATTACCTCGATCAAGCCTGCTACACTGCAGGCAATCGAGCTCATCGCACAGTCTGGGAAGGAAGACGAAACCGATGAAGAAGCAGTGGTACGAGGATGACAGGCAGTATGTCATCAACAAGCCTGTTCCTCTGGAGTTCGAGGAATACGGCACACTCAGCCTGATCCGTGTCTACAGCAAGGGCGGCACAGAGACAGGCTGGGGAGCGAAGGACTGGGCGACGCAGCGCGAGGCGGGACGGTTCGATCCGGACCGCTCGGTGCGCTACTTCGAGAAGTACCAGCAGCCCTTCGCATTCGTGATGCGGAGCATCCCGTTCGTCTGCATCGATGTAGACGGCAAGAACAACGGGCAGGCATTCACGAACATGCTGCAGTTGCCGGAGACTCTGGCAGAGCGCAGCAAGAGCGGGAACGGCTGGCACCTGATCTATCGGGTGCCGGGAGCATCGTTCGACTCGAAGCGAGGATTCGCTGAGATGGAGGACCACAACGGCGTGCTGCCTGGCATCGACGTGCGTGGGACTGGAGCCATGTTCCACTACCCGAATCAGCAGTGGAACAGGATGAAGGCAGCAGACCTGCCGATGTCGCTGTACGCTCTGCTGGAGAACGCTCAGCGCATTCGGCACAACGCACGTCTGACGGCAGGTGGTACGCTTGGCCTATCGGAAGACGAGCTCGTCATCGTGCACGACCGGCTGGCAACACAGCTGGCTATGCGTGCACCGGTCGGTACCCGCAACCAGCGGCTGTACGCGATCGGGACGCAGATGTTCGCGTCGAACTACCCGGACTGGGAGATGCAGATCCGTCTGCGTGGAGAACAGCTCGGGCTGGACGTCGATGAGGTCGAGCAGATCCTCGAGAACATCATCAAGTACGCGCACTGAGAAGCAGAACGGGGGTGGCCATGTGCCACCCCCGTTTTCTTTTTATGTTATAATGAGGCCACAGCACCATGAGTCGGAAGGAAACCATGGCTGAGACAGATAGGGAGCGGGCCGAGTTGGAGGCCATGCTCGAACAAGAGTTCAAGCGGGACGACAGATTTGCGAGCACTGCTGGTGCTCCGAAGACTGCTGACGCTGTGTTGGGCCTGGTCCTGCCCAAGTCCGCGCGTGGGCGTCTTCCACTGACGCTCACCGATTACGTAGGTGAAGACAACCCAGCACGAGTGGAATGGGAACGACAGGTTCGCCTGTTCCTTCGCAGTCTCCGGCCGTCCACGCGTTACCGTGGTCACAAGGTCAATGCACCCATGATCTTCGAGTGGGTGACTGGCGTGACGATCAAGGAGATTCAAGAAGCGGAGGGCGTCGACCTGGCGGAGTGGCGCGGTGGTGCAGCCAACGGCTCAGCCAACATGCACCTGCGTCACATCAACGCGATCCTCGCTGAGTACTTTGGCAAGCCGCGTAAGACGACCATCATGGGTCGGCACGTCGGCAAGGCCTACGATGTGCCGCGAGGGTTCAGGACCGAGCGACGTAAGCCGCTGTGCCTGACCCTGTGGCCGGAGTGGGACGAGGGGCAGCTAGACCGTGAAGCGGTCTGACCCCGGCTACGCGCGCTGGAAGGCAGTCGAGCGTCAGCGCATCTGGAGAATCCAGAACGAGGCGAACCCAATCGTTGCGCTCCCGCTCAGTGAGCGTGTCATGCCTGCGACGTTCGGGCTCGAAGAAGCGTACTGGCATCCGCTCGCTTGCGAGTGTGCTCAGTGTCAAGGAGCCGTCCCCAAGGCTATGAAGCAGCTCAGACTCGCAGAGTCGCCGATACCAGCTGCTGTCAAAGCACAAGGTTCGAATCTTCCACAACTTCCTCGTCTGGTTTTGCGCCGCCTTCAAGACGTAGCAGAATCAGTTCAGTCGAGGGAAGAGACAGCGAAGTAACAGCGTCGAGCACGACCTTGGCCGCAAGCCGGGAGCGAGGGCTGTTGCTGCGAGCGTAGATGCTGGCGACTGTCGCGAGCCGCTGCATCCACAGCCACTCGAACCGCGAGTCGTCGGTGTCGCAGTGGTCGTCAGGAATCTCCGACCTCAGTTTGCGCTGGAACGGTACGACGTCAGTCATTGGGTACCTCCGGTTCCGGTGTCACGATGCCTTTGGTGAGGTCAACGAGCTTGACGCCCACGGCATTCTTGGTGGCAGGAGCGGTGCCGGTGCGCCGGACGCCGGTCGTCCTGTTCAGGATGATACGCTGAGCTCGGATTGCCTGGTTCATGGCACCCTTGGAGCGGTCAGGGTTGTTGGCGATGTCGAACAGGTTGCGAGCGATGAGCTCCCAGACCGGCATGTCGAGTCGCGGCGTGTCCGGCCAGTCCGGGTTGTCGTCGACGTATAGCAGAGCCTTACGGACAGTGACGTGCTTGGCAAGCTTAGCCAAAGTAGAACCTCCCACGTTCTCTAATTGCGCGGCGGACTAGACGCTGACGAAGTGCACGCATTTGGTCCCACTTCTGAGGACCACAGAAAGCGCGAACATGGCAGCTATAAAAGTAATACTCGAGTTTCCACGCTCGCTTGATTGCTTTGCGGTACGTCCAGTTCGTGAAGCGCATCAGTAATACCCCGAGTAATCTTCTTCGTAATTGCTGGTACGTGATCCAACGTTACTGCTGACGAGTGTTCCGAAGAACGCAATCTCCTTAGTGGCCTGAACCACGTAGCGGAGTGCGTCCATCATGTGCGAGTACTTGTTGTGAACAGGATACGGGCTGTACTCGCCGGTGGACTCGTTGTAGGAGTACTTATAGTTCTCCATACAGTCGAGAACACGGTCGCAGTTGGGACGAGTCGTGCTGTTGTTCTCGTCGTCCTGTAGACCGTTGATGAACGTGTTGTACATCTGGAGCCGGACGCTCTGCACCATCGTGATGACGTCAGCGGCATCAGTGTTGGGCAGGCCCTTGACGGTCCAGATGTTCGTACCCTTGGCGAGCACATAGACGTTGGGGAAACGCTCGCGCATGAGGTCAGCGGCAGTCGTGTTGATTGCCGCAACGTGGTGGTCACCATCCCACGGTAGAATGATCTGTTGGAGCTGACCGAACCAGGGACGACGAGCAAGTTCATCGACATACTCAGGCAGTGCCTTGCCGTGGCCTTCGCCACAGTCGATGAGGTAGAGCTTCTTGCTCGATGCGTCCCACTGGAAGGCAATCCAGGCGGTAGCATCGGAGTGCTTGCCCGCTGAGCCGATGTCAAAGGCAACGTAGACAGGACGCTCGCGGAAGTAGTTGAATGAAGAGTGACGTTTCTCGGCCTTGAGCTGCATGAGCGCTTCACCATAAACGGCAGAGGCGTCCATCTCTTCGAAGGAGCAGTGATACTCCTGGGCGAACATACGGATGTTGCCGAAGCGACGGCGGTAACTTTCCTCAATGACCTCAAGCTGTGCCTGAGTTAACAGGGGCGCAGCTCCTGCGTTGCGCATGATTGCGTTCAGATCATCAATCCCACGGATGATGATCTGAGCATCAGATCGATTCTTGACAGATTCCATGAGCTGCCACAGGCTGTTGTTGCGCTTGCCACGAGGAGTGGCGGCAACCATCAGGCGCTTGTGACCGTTTTCGGAGTCGATGATCGGTTGAAGGCGCGGGATCGGGTCTTCCTTGTTGAACAGGCTGAGCTCAGTGAACGAGTAGTCGTCGAACGACGTACCAACACCGTTCTGGCCTTTGCCAGTCTGGAAGTAGCCCATCACCTTGAGGATGGACTTGTTCTTAAACCGGCCTTCCATGACCGTGTCTTTCCAGCTGACTTCAGACTTCGGGACGTTGTCCTGAAGCATCTGGTACTGCTGGCCGGTCACAGGATCGTTGTAGGACTTATCCCACAAGATGTTGCGGATGGACGGGTTATCGGTGCCGATGTAGACACCGGTGGTCTTTGGTCGAGCGAGCCGTGCATGCACGGTCTCCATCGACATGCCTGTGTCCTTGCCCGACTGCCGAGACATGACTGCAATACCATAGCGCATGCGTTGCCACATCTGGTGCAGCTCGGCCTGATAAGGTCGAGGCACGTAGTGCAGTGGGAATTTCACTTGAGTCCAATCATGTGATGAGCGGGCGGGACTGGGGGCTCCCGCCCGCTCTGCTTGTTAGCCCTGGCCCTGCACCTTGTGCAGGAACGAGGCACGCTCGGTCGCGGCATTGAGCGCCTGGCGGACCTGAGTCCACTCGACGCCGTCGTCTGCGATCTCGTCGATTGCCTCATTCAGCTGGGCGACCGCCTGCTTCAGCGAGACCTTGGGCGCTTCGGCTTCCTCGGCGGCTTCGTCCGCTTTGGTTGCCGATTCGTCCTTGGCGTCGGTTGCGGGTGTCGCCTTGGCATCCGGCTTGTCCTCGGTCTTCGGCTTGGTATCTGCCACTTGCTTCTCCTTTGTGGGTTAGAGGATCAGGTTCGACGGCATGCCCATGGCGTTGAGGAAGACCGAGTAGTCGTCGCTCTCGTCGCCAACCATGCCAGTCTTGGACTGGATACCCGCCTGAGGACCGGCGTCAGTGGTGAACTGACCGCTCTCGGTTCGGGGCTGGTTGGCAGCATTCTGTCGCTGCTGATCCGATCGAGCAGCGCCTCCATTTGCGCCTGCCCGAGACTTGGCGAGGTCCGCACGGACCGCGTTGATGATCGGCTGCATGTTAGCGTGGAAGCCAATCACACGATCTCCGACCTTGTAGATGTAGTTCTGGCCGATCTCCATCACACGGGTCGCGAGCTCGCGGTCGAACTGGTTCCCGCCAGGGATCAGGTCGGGATTGTTCTGGAACAGCATGACGCTGTCCTGGACGACCGACATGACCGGTGCAACGTCACGCTGACGCTGCTGGACGAACCGGTCGACCTCTTTTTCCATGAGCTGCTTCGTGGCTTCCTGCCAGTCGCGAGCTTCACTGGAGTCGCGGAGCAGGATATCCGGCTGACCCTGGATGGGGTTCGGAACCTTGCGACCAGCGAGCAGGTACGGGTGCATCTCGAGTGCTTCGAAGTACTCGGGATTCGCCGTCTTGCGGAACTCTTCCCAGCCCTGAGACTCGAACGCAGTCTTCAGGTTGCTTTCGATTGACTCTCCGACGGTGC